ACATAATACGTTCAGGAGTGGTCTGACGCATGCGGGGGGCGCATACATAAGCATTCAAAGCGGTGATAATGTTGTGATATCCGAAAATGTAATCAATATGAATAACCAGGACGGAGCAGGAGGGATCGTCATAGGCTCTCAGCCTACTGGGCACATATTTGTTTGCAACAACTTGTTTGCCCTTAAGGGCGCAGTCGCCTTGTACGATTGCGGGTCGAATGTGCGGATAGTGGACTTGAACTTGCAACTGGCGGTCGCCGACCTGGGGAGTTGGGCAAACGGTAGCCAGTGCTATGTGAGCGACGGGCAAGCGACATCGGGGGTGGATCAGATATTGATTGGGAGCGGATCGGGATGCACCGCCAATCGAGCTAGGGGGCAATGGCTCGCGCCCTATGGATTGACTGGGTAAAATGCTTAGCGCTGCTGAAAAAACGCGGTCTAGCCGACGAATCGCGGCACCACAAGAGGTATCATCACCGCTATTGGGATGGAATACGCGCGATCCGTTTGAGGCAATGCAGCCGACCGACGCGATCTTGCTAGATAATTGGTACCCTGACTTTGGTGGCGTATCTGTCCGCAAGGGGACGCAATCCTTCGCTAACGGGTTGGGTAGCGGCAGTGTGGAGACGCTATCGATCTTCAGCAGCAATACAACCAAAAAAATGTTGGGAGCATGCGCCGGATCTATCTTCGACGCATCAAGTGCCGGGACGGTAGGTGAAGCCATAAAACAAGGATTTACGTCTAATCGCTGGCAGGACACGATGTTTAATGGGCATCTGTTCTTAGCGAATGGCGCAGACAAGGTGCAGATATACGACGGTGCTACGATGAGCGACGCCGGATTTACCGGAGTTTCGCTTGACACGCTAAAGGGGGTGGCAGCGATTCATAATCGCCTGTTTTTCTGGACGGGCGGCGACCCCAGTTTCTGGTATGGACCCGTAAACGGTATTACTGGAGTACTCGCGAACTTCGATCTGAGCACGGTACAGACAGAGGGTGGCAATCTCATTGCCGTTGAGGTTATGAGCTACGACGGTGGCACGGGTATTGACTCTTATACCTGTTTCTTTATGTCTACTGGCGAATTGCTTATGTACGCGGGATCGGACCCGTCTAATCCGAACAACTGGGCGCTTGTGGGGCGCTACACCCTGCCGCCGCCAGTCAATACCAGAGCAATTGTCAGGTTTGGTGGTGATATCTACATCGCCACAACAAGCGATCATCAGCAACTCTCCAAGATGCTTATAGCGGCAAAGTTGGGAGAGACGGTGCCGCGCTCAAAGATCGCGGGAGCTGCTACCGCAGCCTATATGGCCGGCGGGTCGTTGTTCGGGTGGCAGGCAATATATTATCCAGCAGGCTCGCGGTTGATTTTCAATATCCCGAACCCAGACGGAACATTTGTTCAGCATATTTACAATACGTCCATCCAGGCATGGTGCAGATTTCGTGATATGCAGGCGTCCTGCTGGGCGGTTTTCAATGACGCTCTTTATTACGGAACTGCTGGCGGACTCGTAAACAAGGCAGATACTGGATTTCTTGATAAGGAAACGGCTATCGCAAGCCGCAGTCAACAGGCATGGCAAAGCTTTAATTCACCGCTCTTGAAACGGCTTACGGCATCGAGAATTGTCGTTAGAACCACAAACCAGGGGGCGTCATATTGTTTTGAAGTTGCGTTCGATTATCGCAATCCAGGGTTTTTTGCGCCGATCAGCACGCCGATTGGCGCATCTATTTGGGGTGTCAGCACATGGGGCGAGTTCATTTGGGCGGCGTCGAGCCTATTCAGCGATATGCGATGGCACATGGAGGGTGGGGAGGGATCAACGCTGTCATGGGGGATCAAGGCTAATACCAAGGCGGAAACGCTATGGATACGCACCGATCTGATGCTTGAGCCGGGGAACATGCTGTGATTCGTGCGATGATAGGCGCAGACGCACCCATTGCTCGCTGGGTCGGCGAGCAGCTTGGCATTGATGATTTCGGGGAATGCGCGACGTTTGCGGTTCTGGACGATCGGCAGTTGATAGCCGGCATCGTCTTCAACAACTATCGAGGTCATGATATCGAGGTCACGATGACCTCGATCTCGCCGCGATGGTGTACTCGGTCGATCATGCGAACCGTGTTTTCCTATCCTTTTCACCAAATTGGGTGTAAACGCATAACTGCTTCTGTCGAGGACACGAATCAGCCCGTTCGGGCATTCCTCTGCCACCTCGGATTTCGACAGGAAGGCGTGATGCGCCAGGCGTTCAGAACCGGCCGCGATGCCGTGATCTTCGGGATGCTACGCGACGAATGCCGTTGGCTTGGGCAGAGGAACGATGTCAAAGGGCGGAACGAGCGCGCCACCCAGCATTGACCCGAACGCCTTAGCGGCGTCTCAGGCTCAATCTAATATAGCGACTGCGCAATCGCAGTCGGCGCTGAACAATGTCAACACATACTCGCCACTTGGCAGCTCGGTATTCACGCAGGGACCGGACGGTCGCTGGGGTCTTAACCAGCAACTCGGCCCATATGAGCAAGGCGTCTATAATTCGCAGCTTAATTTAGGCGGGAACCTCGCCAATCTCGGCAATAATGTTGCCAACATTGTAACGGGACCGGCTAATTACGGCGCCAATGCTCTCGGCGGCGCGTTTAACAGCATCTTTCCGAGCACGCTGAACCCGTCGTCTAATCTCCAGACTGGACTAGATTTTGGCAGCTTGGGCAGGCTGCCGTCCAGTACGGCCGATTTCAGCAATCAGGTCGATGCGGCCAGGAATGCTGCCTATAAGCAGCAGACTGGATATTTGGACCCGCAGTTCGCGCAAAAGGGCAGCGATCTCAGGCAGCAGCTGGCCGACGAGGGGATCGGCGTCGGTACGGATGCCTACAGCCGGGCGCAGGGCGATCTTGGGCGGCAATCGACGCTTGCTTACCAACAGGCGGCGGATGCCGCTACTACGGCTGGGCAGGCTGAGCAGGCGAAGCTGTTTGGCGAGGATTTAGCGGCTCGGCAGCAGGGCGCGAGCGAGCTACAAGCAGGGGGCGCGTTCAGGAATCAGGCGCTCCAGCAGATGTGGCAGAACCCTCTGACCGCGCTGCAATCGTTGTCCGGCATTGGGACCGGTATCCTGGGGAGCGCCGCACAGGATTTGACGACGCTCAACCCGCTTTCGGGGTTCCAGTGGGCCGGCAGCCTGCCGACGTTCGGCGGATCGCCGACAAGCGTTTCACCGGCAAATGTCGTGGGCGCTGGCCAGGTTGCTTCACAGAATGCGGCTAACCGCTTTGCCGCCGGGAATACGCTCAACAACACGCTTTTCAATGGTCTCGGGTCGCTTGGAGGCGCGCTCGGGTTGGGGAACGGCGGTTTGGGCAGTTTTTTCGGGAGCCTATTAGGCGGCAGTGGTGCTTCAGCACTAACAGGGACCGCCGCCGGTTCACCATTCTTGATCCCTGGCGGCGCCACGATAGGGTCCGATATCGCGACCGCCGGAACGAGTCTGGGAGGCGGTGGTCTCCTGGGATTCTTGGGTTTAGTATAAAATGGCTGACGCATCCCTCCTCGCCTCGATCATCAGCGGCACCAATCCGATGGCGCCGACGATGCTCGGCTCGTATCAGGGGGCGCAACTCCAGAATGCTGCGCTTGATCCGAACTTCGGACACAACGAGGGGCTGTTCGGCGCGCTGGCAAAGACGCTGGCCGGGTTCAGCGGTGGTAATGCGCTGCGGCAGGGCGTGCAGCAGACGACCGCTGCTAATCAGGCGGCGCTCCCGGATTTGGCGAAGTTGTTGGCGAATCCCGATCCTTACACGGCGCTGGCCGGCAATACGGCTGGATTCGATCCGATCGCCGCGGCTCGGCTGCTTCAGGGGGCGACGCCTGAGGATGTAGCAAAGGCGCGGCTGGCAAATGCGCAGGCGGCGTTCCAGGGGGCGCGCACAACTAACGCTATCAATCAGATGAATGCCCCTGCCGTCCCGATGTACACGTCTGATACAGCTCGAGCACCAGCCTCTTCTTCGGCACCTCTGGTTGGTGGCGCTTCTTCCTTTGGGGCGGTGACAGCGCCTGATGCTGTTCCCGACCCGGCGCAAGTGGCTAAGATGCCACCGGCATTGGGTGCGGCGCGGTTGAGAATGATGAGCCCCGCGGCTAAGGCGAAATATCTGCAATTGCTGCAACAGCTGCAACAGCAGGGGGGTGGCAATGCCGTTAGACCCCCAACTTGATCCCATTTTTCAGAGCGCGGCCGACCAGTACGGGCTGAAGCCGGAATTTCTCAAGGCGGTGGCGCTTACAGAGAGTTCCGGGAACCCGACTGCCGTAGGGCCGGTTACGAGATCAGGGCAACACGCTGGCGGTCTCATGCAGATCATGCCGAATACGGCTAAGTATCTTGGTGTGAACGATGTAAACGACCCAGCCCAGGCGATCCCCGGTGCCGCTCGCTATCTTGCTGAAGGGTTGCTTAAAACGGGGACTCCTGAGGGCGCGCTAGGGCACTATTACGGTGTGCAAGATCCTGGCTATATCAATGGGGTGCTGAAGAATTATCGATCTCTGAATGCTCCGCCGGCACCTGCCAATGGGGTAGATCAGTTAGCTGCGGCGCGCGGCCCAATGCCTGCTCCTGGCGCGGTGGCAACGAATGTTCAGCCGCCTCCGGGAGCGCCCGACACGCTGGACGCTGCACCTACGCCCGTTGCTCAGTTAGCGGCGCTCTCAGGATTAGGGACGACGCCTGGGGGCACGACGCAGCCTGGGGCGCCTCAAGCTACACGGGTCGCGCAAGCAGGGGCGCCTGACGATATTGATGCGCTTCTCGCTCAGACACAGAAGCTATTTGGCGGGGGCGCTCCAGCCGCAGCGCCAGCAGGAGCGGCAGTGCCGAATCTTCAACCCGGCGGTGGAGCGAGTTTTGTCCTGCCGGGACAACGACTTAATCCGGATTATATCCTTAATGCGCAGCGTCAGGCTAATATTGACGCTGTGCTCGGGGAGCAAACGCCTGCCTTTAAGGTAGACGCCTCGCGTATGGCTCCTGGCCTGCCAATGTCGCCTGAGTATCAGGGGCAGGCCGCATTGGCGGGGGAGTTGGGCCGGAACAGGCAAGTGATTGGCCCTGCCGGTATCGAGAATGTGCCTGGAAGCGTCGCAGCGGATGCGGAAAAGCAAGCGGCGGTAGCCAAGGCTACGGCAGAAGCCAAAATTACGGCATCTCAAGCCGAGGCCGCTATCAAAGCAGGGTTCGATCTAAAGCCGGCCTTCAATCCGACGACTGGATTGCCCGGTTATGTGAATGGGCTTGGGCATTTTTTAGCGTTGCAGGACGCGGGGACAGGCGCAGGAGCGCCGATCGTGTCGGAGAACCCATATAAAGCAGTGCAAGAGGCGCAACAGAAAGAAGCAAACACGTCCTTAGATACAGCCAGAAATATGAGGCGGCTCTCTGATGATTTTGTTTCAGAGTATTCGCACATTAAAGACCCTGGATACGGGCAACAGGGTATCCAGAAGTTGCGAAAAATTGGGCAGCAGATATTCCAGCTTAGTGGCACGGAAGCGCCCGAGGCGTTGACTAATACGACTTCTGCGACTGAGGCATCAAATTATATAAGTCAACAGCTTGTGGCGCAGGCCGCAAAAGAAATGAGTCCGCGTCTGGCGCGGCAACTTGTGGAACAGATTAACGCTGTTAAGTTGTCTCCGACGATTACCCAGGAAGGTGTGTCAAAGATACACAAGTTGATCTATGGAGCAACTCAGGAGCCTATAGACCGGGCGAAGTTTATGGCTGACTACTACAATGGGGCCACAGACGCTGGCGACGCGGCTCGCCTGCGAAACGATGCTATTACGCAATTCGATATGAGATATCCTTCGTCTGGATACAATGTCATTGCAAATGGGCCATTTGGGCCTACTGAAAACGCAAAGGCAGTCGAGGTTCTGCGGAAGAATCCCGGTGCTCGTGATGCCTTTGAGCGCCGCTTCGGGCCAGGATCAGCGGCGATGGTGCTGGGGCAATGAGCGACGACCCCTTCACCTTTCTCGATAAGAAGCCGACTGCTCCTGTAGCCGCTCCGATCAGTGGCGATGCACCCGATCCGTTTGCGTTTCTAGAGCCTCCCGCGTCCGCGTCAACGGATCGATTGGAGGCGGTCGCGCCCTACAGTGGCACAGACGCCATCGTTCATGGGATGACGCTGGGCTTGAATGAGCCGCTAAGGGCGCTGGCAACAGCAGGCAGCCGATATCTGCGGGGGGCAACGCCAGAATTTGATTATCAGCAACCGATGAAGGAGATACAGCGCGGGAGGGATATGTATGCCGTAAATAACCCGATATCTAACTTTGTGAACAATCTAGGGGGCGGCGTGGCGGGCGGCGGGATAGCTACGCTTGGTGCCAAGGCAGCGACGGTGGCCCCGACGGCGCTTGGTTCCCTGGGCCAAATCCTGAAGGGTGCGGCAACGGGCGCTGGTATGGGAGGGATAATGGGCGCGGCCGATAACGCAACCAGCATTGGCGAGGCTGCGCCAGCCGCGCTACATGGCGCTGAGATGGGAGCGGCGCTGGGAGGCGCGATACCAGCAGGCTTGGCTGCCGTCCCTGCGGCATCTCGGGTAGCCCGTGGTCTTCTTAATCCGTCTGGACCGGCAGCGGATGAGGCTGCGATTGCTGCCCTTGCCGCGCGGCAATCGCGCAGTCAGGCCGGTGGCGGCCCATCGATCGCGCAGATGTCCTCCCAACTGAACCAAGCGGAGACGCCATTAACGATTGCTGATGTTGCCGGCAAGCCGGTACGGAATTACCTGGGGTCGCTTGCCCGCTCCGATACCCCGGCAGCGCAGGTGGTTGAAAGCGCGTTGGTGGGGCGCGATCAGGGAATGGGGGATCGCCTGATTAATGTGATCAATCGCGACATCTCGTCGTCGCCGAGCGCCTTTGATGCGACACAAGCTTTAACCCAGGCACAGAAGACTAATTCAGCGCCACTTTATGAGAAAGCTCTAAACTCTGGGCCGCTTTATAGTGACCGTTTGCAGCAGTTTCTTGATAATCCTAGGGTGCAGACCGGCATCAATAAGGGTGTAAGAATTGAGCGAGATAATGCTCTAGCCGAGGGGCGCGCGTTCAATCCTAATGATTATGCGATCGTGAACTTTAATTCGGCTGGTGATCCAATCATTGGGCCGGTCCCGAATATGCGTTTGCTGGATACGGCAAAGCAGGGTCTCGACGACATGCTTGAACCGTATCGCAACGCCGTAACAGGGCACCTGCAACTGGACGGCGAGGGGCGTGCAATCAATAATGTCAGAAAGTCATTTATCAAGGAACTTGACAGCCTAAACCCTGATTATGCTGCCGCCAGGCAGGCGTTTGCGGGGCCGGCACAGGTTAAAGACGCTATAGCGCAAGGGCGTGATTTTTCCAGCTATGAACCTGAGCAAATCAAGTCTTTGGTGAGTTCGCTTAACCCTAGCGAAAAAGAGGGTTATCTCTTGGGTGCTGCACAAAGTTTGCGGAACAAGGTTAATGACACGAGCCTCGGGGGAAATGAGTCGCTGAAAATCGGCTACAGCACAGGATCGCAGCAGAGGCTTCGTCAGCTGTTCGATAGCGATGCACAATTTGCGCAGTTTATGAAGCCAATCGAGGAGGAGCGGTTGGGGGCGCGTACCAAATACAGCGTTATGGGGAATTCACTATCAGGGGAACGGGTAGCGGCTGATGTAGCGAATAACCCGGTGATGTCGATGGGCGGTGGCGTAGGGCCAGCGGTGGTAGGCGCCGTTGCCGGTGGTAATCCGGTTGCGGGGTTTGGTATAGCAGCGGCAAAGAGCCTCGCCAATATCCTCGGATCGCATCTGATGGGGCAAACCCCGCAGGCGCAAACTGCGGCGGCGCAAATGCTGACATCGACGGACCCGGCATATCGCCAGTTGGTTTTGAACCAGATGCTTGGGGCGGCCCAGCCGGCAGGGCGTTATATCAGCCCGCTATCCGGATTGCTGGCTGGCACTCATAGCAGCATGCGCCCGGCGCTTAACCTGATCGTCCCCAATGCAGATCAGGGGGGAAGATAGTGGCGCGCGGCGGCTTTTCCAGCAACCACTGGTCCGCAAACGTGCCAGGAGGGATGGCGGCGGCGCTCTTGGGGCGGCGGCTGATGTACCCCGACCATAGGACAAGCAATGCAGCCGTGAGCGTGCCACCCCCCAGCGCGCTCGTGAAGTCGAGATGTAACCCGGCCCCCATGCCGTACACAAGCAGTGCGACAAGAAAGAGAACGATCTTCCCGGCCGGTCGGGTTGCCTTGAGAGACGCTAGGATAAACGCGGCGGTCGGGATTGATGCGATGACGAAGTTGGTTGTCGTGTCGGACGGATCGATCTGTTCCAAAGAATGCAGAAAAGACGTTACCAGCCAGATTACGCCAGCGGCAACCCAGATCATGCGCGCGCTCTCCTCATTCGCCGCGTATATCGGGTCGCGCCAAACATGATACAATCCCCGTGCCCGTCGTGAGACGCGCCGTGCCCGCGAGAAGGACAATGATGGCTCGCATCTCGGTTATCCTGGCTGCCGTCTTCCTGCTGCTGGCCGCTCCCGCGCAGGCGCAGACAATCAGTAGCCTTCCCCAAGCCACGTTGCCATTGTCCGGTAGCGAGCTTCTGGCGCTTGTTCAGGGCGGGGCAACCAAGAAGGCAACCGCGAATGCCATCTTAGGAACGCTGGGGCCGAGTTCTCAGAATAGCAATTATTTCCCATTTGGCTCCGGCCTCTATCCTCAATACGAGACGGCCACGACGACTACAGCAAATACGGTTATGGGATCGCCAGATATTACCGTAGCCTCGGTGGCCAACATCTCTATTGGGAACGTGATATCGAGCACGAGCCCGGGATTTGTCCCTGCCCCCGGGAACCTGACATATGTAATCGGTATCTCAGGGACAACGGTTACTCTCTCAGACAACGCTACAGCGAGCCTGACGGGTGCTTCGGTGACATTTGGCGTCGATCGGTTTGATGCCGGAAATACGGTATTTACCAATGTCCTGGCGTCCCGGAACGGCTACTTCGGGGCGGCGGCGCAAGGGCGCTCGACATGGGTTGCGAAGTATTGGTCGGCTGGCGATTTTCCAATAGACCACGCTCTTTTTGCCGTGGCCGAGACTGGAGGCATCCAGGCAGCGTTAGAGGCGACACACACCGCTGGAGCACCCTTCGGCTATGTTCTCAATAACGGGATGCTGCTGGTTGACGATGATGGTTCGGTACAGCACTTCAGCCAAGCTAATTATGTGCAGAGCAATCTAGTTGCCTATGCTCCTGGCAGCACGCACATCCAGTCTGAGATGAACGTCAACAGCACAGCGTATCCGTATGCAGCAGTTGATCCTTACACGACGAATGTCGCGGGGATGACTGAGAATCTGCGTCTTGATTGTGGGTCTGGATTTGGCGTCGGCGGCAATAATTGCTCGACAGCCATTCACGTCATCAACAACGGCGCAAAATATGGCGTTGGGATGGTTTTCGATAGCCTGTCGGTAGCCGCAGACATAAGCGGAGTGTCGTCAGCTATTCAATTCCCGAAAGACTATGCGCTTGACTGGTTCAGCGCGTCGCCGGGGAATGGCTGGCGGATGTATTCAACCAACTCGGCCGGCGGCGCCAAGGCCGTGGTGATGACCGACAGCGCTCTTACGACCCAAGGAGCTAACATAAATGCGGGCTTCGAGATCGGCCCGAGCGCGGCGGGAGGGCGAGCAGTTGTTGCGCACGCACCGACTGCGGGGGCTTCCCCGGCAGGTCTTGAGTTGTGGTCAGGAAGCGTCTTCGGGGCCTACTTCATCAGCGACGCGCAGAATTTCGCTTCCCTGCAGACGGCTGGGGCTTGGCAGCTCGTGCTCGGTGCCAATGCGACGACACAGATCACAATGACGCCTGCCGGTGGGGTGCAGATCGGTGCGCCTACTGGCGGCGACAAAGGTGCAGACACGCTGAATGTCAAGGGAGCCTATTACGCCGATGGGACACTCGGGGTCACATGCAGCGGTTCGCCCACGAGCAGCTTCGCCTCAGTAAATGGGATTGTTACACATTGCTGAGATATATGAGCAAGGAACCGGAGACGTCGTCGAAGTTGGCCCATGTGTGGCATATTAGGATGATGATGATGGCTCGTATCTCAGCTATCCTGGCTGCCCTCGTCTTCCTGGCGGCTCCCGCGCAGGCGCAGATTGTCTATGGCAGCGGCCTGCCTTCGCCGGTCGTCAACGGGGAGTGCATTATCGGTGCGGGCGGCGTGGCCGTGTGGGGATCATGCTCAGGAGCGGGCACCTCTGTAACCAGCGTCACCGGGACGGCCGGGCAGATCACGGCAAGTCCGACGACCGGCGATGTCATTTTAACGCTGCCTGCCACGATAACTGAGGTTCTCACATTCTCCGGAGCCAATGCCTACGGGACGCCGGCCTCGATTACACTGACCAATGGGACTGGCCTTCCCGTCGCTGGCCTTAGTAATCTTGGTGCCAACGTTGGAACCTTCCTCATCACACCGTCCTCAGCAAATCTCGCATCGGCCCTGACGGACGAAACGGGATCGGGTCTCGCGGTCTTCAACACGAACCCAACACTAGCCGGCGCGACACTCTCGGGCACTCTCGCGCTCGGAACGCAGACGGTAAGCGGCGGCTTTACGATGTCTGGCGTGCCGATCCTCTCCGGCCTCTCCGCCGGCACGCAGACCAAATGCCTCGGCCTCGATAGCGGAAACCATGTCGTGTATGTCGCATCGGCTTGCGGCTCGGGCAGTGGCTCGGGCACGGTTACGAGCGTCGCGGCGAGCGTGCCGGCATCGAGCATCCTCGGCATCAGTGGCAGCCCGATCACGACCTCGGGCACGCTGGGGCTGACGACCACCGGCACCTCGGGCGGCGTGCCCTATTTCTTCGACGGCAACACCCTGAAGACATCGGCTGCGTTGACGGCCAACCTGCCAATGATCGGCGGTGGCGCGGGCGCGGCTCCCTCGGTCGGCACTCGGTCGGGCAACACGACCGCCTTTGTGACGACGACCGGGGCACAGACCAGCGGCAAATGCGTCACGATCGATGCGAACGGCAACCATGTTGCGGACTCTGCCGCGTGCGGCGGCGGCGGCTCGCTCACCGTCACAGACGGCACGAACAGCGTCGCGAGCACGACGACCCTGACGGTCGGCAACGGCTTCCTCGTGGGGGGCAGCGCCGGCTCGGCGACGCTCGATGCGACCAACACGCTCAATACGCAGAGCGGCACAGGCGCTTATGCGATCCTGGCGACGGATGCCGGCCTTCAGGTCGTCCGCACCAACGCAAGCGGCGGCGCCGACACGATTGCGGCCGCCTCGACCACTAATTTCACCGCCGGCTATTCGACGATGTACACGGCGAACGGACAGGCCGGGAACACGATCACGCCGGCTTCGGGCACCATCGGCGGCCTCTCGGTCCTGAAGCTCGGTAAGAACCAGAGTGTGTCGCTCGACAGCGATGGGACGAATTACAATGTCGCGGCCAGCGTGCCGATCCCGGCCACTCAGACCGGCTCGACCGTCCTCAAGGACGACATGACATGGGCGACTTTCGGCACCGCCGGGGCTGCTGCCACGGGCACAAGCGGGCACACGCTGGGGTTCCTCGATGGGGCGAACACCATAAGCGGCGTCCAGACTTTCACGAACAGCGACTTGAAGATGCTCGGCTCCTCGACCGGGGCGACGACGTTCACCTCGGCGAACGCGGGGGGTTCCAACTTCACGCTAACCTTCCCGGCCCGCACGGCAAATGTGGCGACCTCTTCCGGCACGCTAACGAACGGCAACTGCGTCTCGATCGATGCGAGCGGGAACTTCGTCGATGCGGGTGGGGCATGCACGACAGGCGGCGGCGGTGGCACTGTCAACAGCGGCACCAGCGGTCAGCTCGCCTACTACGCCAGTAGCACGAACGCGGTGAGCGGCAACGCCGACGCAAATATCAGCGCTGGCGTGCTCTCGCTCGGGGTGAACACTTCTGTCCTCGGCAGTCTCAAGATGTTCGGCAACACGAGCGGCGACCTAACACTCACGCCACCAGCCGTTGCCGGGACGGCCAGCAAGATCACTTTCCCCGTCGGCATTACTGATTTCAGCGGCACCAGCGGGTTTGTCCAGCAGGCAACGACCGGCGCCGCCTTCACAGTTGCCGCTCTCCCTGCCGCCTCGACCTCGACCGCCGGCATCGCCAAGCTCCACAATGTCCCGCTCTCGGTCGGCTGGATCGCCACGGTCAACCCCAACAAGGCGATCATCGCGACCGTGCATCAGGCGTCCCGGATCAGCGCGATCATCGGGCGGGTCTCGGACGCCACCGGGACCACGGCGACGGTCGCAGTCTACAAGGCGGCGAGCGGAACGGCTTGCTCTGCCGGCACGATCCTCCACTCTGGCACGCTCGACGCCAACGGGACCGCGAACACCAATCAGACCCTGACGCTGGTGGGCGGGGCGACGGACGACCTCGCCGATGGCGACTCGCTCTGCCTCGTGACGACCGGGACAACGGCCTGGACCGGTGGCACCGGGATCGGCTCCGTCAGCGTCTATCTGGCGCCGATCTGATGAAGCGCTATCTTCTCCTCCTGCCGCTGCTGCTGCTCGGTGGCTGGGTCGCGCAACTGCCCGTGAGCGCACCCTCCTTCACCGGCATCGGGGACGTGTCGGCGACCGGAATCCAGGGCCACTACGGCAGCGTGGCCTTCAGCGCCGCCTCGCGCGGCTCGAATATGTACCAAATCTGCGATGTCATCGCCTATGGCTGCTCCGGCGGCACGACCAAGGACATCAAGACCGACGCGACGACCGGGCTGGTCTCCTCCACCCAAGGGGTCGGGACGATCGCGACCTGCGGCACCGGCGGCAACCAGTGCTATATCTCGCAAGCCTATGACGATTCGGGGAACGGATTTACCGCGAACTCGTTTGGCAACAATAACCCGCTGTTCGTCGTCAATGCGATCGGCACGCTGCCGGCGATGGGGTGTGTCGCTGACAACTCAACCAGGCTCTACGCCAACGCTTTCACTCGAACGGCAGGGCCGAATTATACCATCTTCACTTACAATTCCACCTCCACTCCAGGTTCCGCAAGCTATGCTACCTCCTACGAAACCACAGTGAACACTTTTTTTAATTCCTCAGGAACCATTTTAGGTTATCAGCGCGGAGGCCCCTTTTTTACGGCGAGCGTGACGATCAGCGCAGCAACAACTTACGCTCTCATCGAAGGCGACGATGGGGCGGCAGCCGGGCATATCTTCGTCAACGGCACGGATCACACGGGCACGGTCGGCACGGGGCTCAATGGGGACGGGTCGTTCATCTGGTGTCCCCCGACCCTCAGCAATACGGGCTTTACCACCGAGTTGGCCTTCTACAACGCCGATCTGAATGCGGGGGGCTTCGTTTCGGGGATGAATACGGCGCTCCATACCAATAGCGGCTTCTGATGCGGCGCCTCGCGATTGTCCTCGCCGCGTTGCTGTGGGCGGCCCCTGCCGGGGCGACCGTCACGGTCAACGTCGCCAACGCGCCGGGCTGGCAGTCGAGCCACTCCTACGCGCTCAAAGATCGCGTCGTCGCAGGTGCGGGCTGGAACGGGACCGCGTACACCAGCGGCTCGTGCCTTGCGGTATTTGCGGTCACGGTCGGCGGGACCGGTGGCAGCGATCCGACCGTGTTTAACACCGCCTGCGCCAGCGGCACCCCGGCAGGGGTCGGTGGCGGGCTCGACGGCAGCGTTCCCGCCGGCTGGGGAAGCGCCTCGACCGTGACCGATGGCGGCGTAACCTGGGCGCTCCTCGCCGTGGTCGATTACGTCACGTTCACCGGGTTCGCGTGCGACGAAAACCGGACATGGGCGCAGAGTACGACCTATACGCTCCTCGCCGTGGTCATCAACGCCGGGCACTGCTACAACTCGATCAGCGATCCCGATTGCGTTTCTTCGGGGAGTGGTGGCGGGCCGACCGGGACGACCTTCAACAGCTTTATTACCGATGGCACCTGCCAGTGGAATTATCAGGGCGATGTCACCTATACGTCAGGTGCGCACCGTCTGCCGCATCAGCTATCCATCCTCGGGACGGCGCGATATCAGATGCAGTACGCCGACAACTACGTCGTCAACCTGATCTATGGCGGCACGCAGCGGCAGAGCTACAAGCCGGGTGCCAACGGCGAACTCTCGCCGCTCCAGAGCCATTATCACGCCGACATGATAAATGACGCCGAGGTTCGGTGCCTCAACGACTCTTCACTTGACAATTTCGATTGCCTCGGGGCGAACACCGGCTTGACTTACACGGTAACCTATCAGTGCTTTAGCGGGGATTGCTGGTATAACAATGTGGCGCCGGGGACGACCCCGCTTTGGTATGACGTAACCAAGGGGGTCAACATATTCAACGACGACGCGCAGGGGTCGAACGGGGCCGGAAGCGGCCTGAACCTCGGCGACTCGAATACGAAACTCAGCGGGCTTCAGATCGTCTCGATGCATTCGGCGGCGCTGTGGACCACGCCTGCCTCGCTATATGTGACTGGCCCGACGAACACGAACCTTGTCTGGCTGGACCGCTCGATCGTCGTCGGTGGCGACAATGCGGTTGTGGCCTTTAGCTGTGACCTCGGGTGCAATATCTCCAATAGCCTTGTCGCGTCTCGCTCGACCGTGGCGGGCTCGGTTGCGCTAAGCCTGAAGTACCAGGGCGTCATCTTCAATTCGACGATTGCCTGTAAGCCCGGGGTGACGAACAGCACGGGGGTCACCCTGTTCTGGGTGCAGACTAATCCGCCATCCGTGCCCTGGAAGAACGACACGATCATCGGCTGCACCAACCCCTTCGCCTACGATCTCACGCCGCCGGGAACGACGGTGGATGGAGCGGACAACGCGACGGACGTGGCGAGTGCGCCAACGAACACCTTTACCGATGCGCTGTATGGCGCGACGTACACGGCAGCCGCCTTCCCCGGCACGACGCTCTCCGGGATCACGATCGCCAATCAGTTCCAGAACCCGGTGCTGACGGCGGGCGCGGACTGGCGGATCAAGAACACGAGCGCCGACATCTACGGGGCGGGAGCCGCGTTCACCTACGCTACGGGGGGTTGCGGCCTCTGCATGACATGGATGGGGACGATCACCGCGGCGAGCCTCGACATCTACCAGACCTCGCGCCCGGTTTCATCGCGCTACGACCTGGGGGCGGCAGAGTTTCTCGCCGGAGGGCCAGTGGCCTCGGTGAAGGGCGGCAAGATCAGGGGCGGATTGTGGCACTGATGCGGCGCACGGTGGTCCTCTTCGCTCTGCTGTGGGCATCGCCTGCGCTTGCGGACGTCACCGCGAACGTCCATAACGCGCCTGGCTGGCTGCATTCGCACGCCTACAGCCCGGCCAGCGGGCCGCAGACGCGGGTGCTTAACGGCTCGGGCTGGAACGAGGGGGCAGGGACGTACAATCCCGGCAGCGCGCTCAACGCCTACGAGCTGACAAGCGGCGGTAGCTGCACGAGTGCAGCGAGCGGCGGCCCTAGCGGCACCGGCAGTTCGATCTCCGATGGCGACTGCACCTGGAAGTACCTATCCGGCGTCGATTACATCTCGATCACCGGCTGGGCCTATGATGTCCAGAAATGGGCGGCAGCCTCCTATCTCTACCGTGCCAGGGTTACGTCGGATGCTCCGCTGCGGTCCTATGTGCTGCTGAGCGACAGTTGCACGAGCACGATCGCGCCATCGGGGACGGGGAGCGGGGTGCTCGGCGATGGCTGCCAGTGGCAGTATCAGGCCGACATCACCTACTCGTCGCAGGTCGCATATATTCCGCCGCAGACCTACACAGGCCCACCCTCCGGCGGCACGATCACCGCCATCTATAACATGACCCAGAACTATACGGCAAACCTGTGGAATGACCGCCCCTATACGGGGGGGCTCCTCGGAGAGTTGGAGCCGATTACCGGGGGGGCTTTCCACTACGGCAGAGATGATTCCGCGGGCGAGAACCTGACCACCAGTTGTAACCCTTGCTACTACACCACCCTGACGGCGGCGGCGGGAGAGAGTTTCCGAGATACCATTACTGCGAGCGATCCGCTTACGGCGCCCGACCCGGCCAAGGGCGTCTACATCCACAATACCCATACGGTACACGGCTTCGGGCCGGACGACGGGTACGTCATCGGCAATGCTTACTCAAACCTGATCGGGCTTCAGATCAAGAGCGACAACGGCCCGGCGATTGATGCGCTAAACGCTTGTAACACCACGGTTCGCGACTCCATCATAGAGGGCAACAACGGATCGGTGGTTAATACGCCGACCATCATTCTGAATTGCGGCCCTGCTGTACTTGCAAATTCCCTCGTCGTTTCGCATTCATTCATCGGGGTCTGGTTCAAATATCCAGGTTACGTTATGCATTCGACGATTGTAACAACGGACAGCATCGCTGACAGTGGAGCACTTCTGTCGTATAGCGCGGGGCCTATCGCTGACCCTGCGGTCCCGATAGTCACGAACACGGCGGTCTTCGGCTTCGCGCACGCGGTAGCGCAGCGGGCGGGCGATGGCATCGCCTGGGTCGGGGATCACAACGTAACCGACAACAGCGCTACCGATTCCGGTACGGTGGTTTATACGACAAGCTTCTTCAGTAACAACTACACGATTTCCCCAATGCCGGGGGCCGCCTACGCCGCCTCGTATGCGGGCAGCTTTGTCAATCCGGCGAGCGATTGGAGGCTGTCGAGTGGCTCGGGGCTCCGGGGTGCAGGCAGCGCTTATGGCAACTTCGATGTCAACTGCGTGACCCAGAATCCGGTCTGCATCACCTACAATTTTGATACGCCTGACATCATCGGGACAACGCGCCCGCAGTCGAGCGCTTACGATGTCGGGGGCTGGGAGTTCGCTGGCGGCGCGCCCGCCCCGGTGAAGGGCGGCAAGACCAGGGGCGGCCTATGGCACTGAAGCGGCGCGATCTCATTGGCGCAGTGGCAACGGCGCTCATACTGCCTCGGGCGGCGCGGGCCCGGATGGGCGGAGTCGCTGCGCCGGTCGCGCCAGCCGGCGCCGTGACGACCTTCCAGGTCAAGAACACCAGCGGCAGTTCGCTCGCCACCCCGAGGATTAGCATCTACCAGCCGCTAGCGCCGGGTGATGTGCCAAGCGGGTCACACATCGAACTGCGCGCGAACGACGGCACGACGGTCATTGCCAGCCAGCAGGATCAGGAGCCGACGTGGCTGCAGGACGGGAGCTGGAAGGGCGCGGCCCTGAGCTTCGTCTCGCCGGACACCTTCTCGACCAATCAGGTGATTACCTATCAGGTGTGGAGCGTCTCGGGTGCGCCGACGCGGACGCCAGTTGCGACGCTCGCCAACGTGGCGGCCAACTCGGACATCAAGGCGCACTTCACCGGGCAGACCCTCGGCAGCGACGTTTTCGAGGTCGGCGTCAACGACATCATCACCAACGGCACGAATTGGCCATGGGGCGCCAACCCGATGCGCGGCTGGGAGGTTGTGCGGGCCGGGCCGATCTGCGTTGAGTGGCGCTTCTGGTCCTACCTACGGCGCACGAGCGACAACGCTTTCCACAAGTGGCTGAAGGGTTGGATCTACGTGCGGGCCTGGGGCAGCGCGGGGCCGTTCGAGATCGGCTGCGGCGTGCGGATGTCGAATATCGTCACGACCAGCGGGACGCTCGGCGGCGCCTCCAACGACACGATCATCTTTGACATGACGCTCTTGGACGGGGCGACAACGCTTCAAGCGTGGGGCGGCTCGGCTGACTCGCGGGTAGCGGGGATCGCCTCGACCGCCTTCAACACGACGACGAAGGTGATCACCATCGCATCGTCTGCCGGCATGTTCTCCAACTTCGGCTATGTACCGGGCGGGGTGCCGGTCACGCTCTCGGGCACGGTTGGCACGGGGATCGATACCTCGGAGGTCTACTGGCTCAGCCCCTATGCCGGCGCTCTGGCGAATGGTACGCCACTCACGAGAACCCGGTCCGATGCCGAGGCGATCAGCAACACAGCGCCGCCAACCCCCACGCTCCTGCTGCCGCCACCCGCAGGCATAGGGTGGGTCGCGTTGACCGATTACGGGGTTGGTGCTTACGTCATCAACAGTGATTATGTGGTGTATCGCTGCATCACGGCGGGGACGAGCGCGGGCAGCGGCGGCCCGACCGGTAATGGCACCGATATCACCGATGGGAGCGTTCACTGGACGAGCGCGATCGCCGACATCACGACGCAGGGCAGTGGCACAATCACCTTCACCCCGCATTGCCAGTGCTTCGCCTTCTGCGGCCAGGTCTACCTTGACGAGAACGCGCATCGGCTGTGGTCTGGAGCAACGCGCCCGGCCTACGAGATGGCGCACGATTTCGTCTACCTGACGACGAAATCAAAGGCGGTCCCGCCGTATCTCACCGGGCTCTCGCCGACCGCCGATACGAGCCTGTGGACCGCCTCTCCGGGCAATATGTATTTCACCTGGAACCTCAACGCCGCCGGCGACAATATCGGGGACGACCGTATTGGCTGGATGATGAGCCATGAGGTCAAGCTGCTCTACACTCCCTTCGACGTGACGCAGAACCAGAATTGCCGCGTCATCGCCCTGACCTTCGCCGAGCAGCACATCTACATTGAGGATGAGGCAGTCGGGAAAATCCCGATCATGAACGACGGGCACCTGCGGAACGGGACCACCTATACAAATCTCGGTGTGTGCCGCCCGACCGAGCGCTCGGGACCGTATTATGCGCTGAATACCCCGAACTGGCTGCCGCCGGGCGCAGACGGCATATACGAAGCCTACACCGTCTTTATGAGTTCGGCGCACGGCCCGATGCCGGGATACCTGACTTACCTGAAATCAGGCGACGATCTCTACCGCGAGTATATGCTGCACATCGGCAATATGTGCCTGGGGGACCAGTCGTTCTGGAAACAGATTGCCATCGGCTCGATTACCTACCAGCGCCTCATGGTTTTTGAGCAAGAGCGGGCAATCGGCTGGGGCATACGATGGTTGGGAAACACGCGCCACCTGATGCCGGCGACCGATCCGGTTCTGCAATACTGGTGCGATGTCCATGCCGAGCAGGCGCTCTACTTTGAGGCGTGGCGGCAGAATGTGAACTCGGTATCGAACCCCGGTGGGGTGCCGGCGATCCTTGTCGGCCCCGTCGCCGCGGCGGTGCCTATTGGAATGTACGCACCGCCGCAAGCGAACCTCATGCTCGGGTGGCAGATGGACATCGCCTTTATCGGCCTGTCGATCGAGGGATGGCGAAACGAAGTGCCGGCGTATGCCAGCTTCTGCAATAATTTCTGGAAGAACAATTCGGTTGACCGGAACGATACGACGATCGGGGGATGCCTTTACTGGCTGCCAGCCGACTATCTGGCGATCTGGTCGGACTACCCGACCGACTCGGTGTGGCCGGCGGATTGGAATGCCGCGTGGACCAATGTCGGGAACAGCTACAACGATTCCGGCAACTTCTTCTATCACGAGTTCGACAACATGCCGGACCCCTATGCGGGCTGCCCCACGGGCCTCGCGCACGTCACGGGCGCCCCGGCTGGCAATCAGGCGGCAACGAACTCCTATGTGAACATCAATACCTGCGCGCTGGCGATGGCGACGATTATTGATCCAACGGGCCACGCGGCGACGATCTATGCCGCGATCCGAGCGATCGAATATGCTTACACGCCGCCGCTCGACTTCAATGTTGATCCCAGGTACGCCATCGGGCCGATAGGGGCGACGGGGTGAGGCCGGATGGCCGCTTCTTCTCCAACCCCCGCGAACTGGCAATCGCTCACCAGCGTCGGGATGCTGATTTTGGTCGTTGTAGGCGCCTTTTGGGCGCTCGCCTTCGGGCCGATCCAGGAGCGGTTTGCGACCGTCGATAAGCGGCTTTCGGATCGGGAGGCCTCTGATATCAGGTTTCAGGCTTCGCTTGATCAGCGCCGGCAGGAGTTCCCGTCGCAGAAAGAGTTTGAGCAGATGGAACGCCGCTTCACCGATCGTCTTGATGCTCTCGACCGGGCGATAGGCCGGCTGGAATCGACGAGGCCGACCACGGGGGAGTTGCAGGCCACGGCGCGCTCGTCGGAAAACGAGTCAGGAAAGATCGAGGAGAGGCTGCGGCTGCTGGAGGTCTATGTGCGCTCGCTGAACAGGCCGGATAAGTGAGAGCGGAGAATGACCATGAAGATCGAAGGCGAGACGGCAAAGAACTGGCAGGCTGTGCGGATCGACAGCTACGCGACGGTCAACCTGGGCGACCTTGTGTCGGCGGACGATAAGACCGGAGAAGTGGAGTGGCTGGATCGAACCGGCACGGTAGCAAAGGTGGCGCTCGGGCCGCACACGATACGGCTGATGCCCCGGCATTCGTATGGCCGATGAGCCATGAAGCTGGTTGAGAGAGCGTCGCAATACGAGGCCGCGATGCGTCTACTCCAGAAGCATGTGACCCGCAGCGATGATGGGACATTCGTTCTGGATGTCTCTGACGGGCCAAGCATCGGCGTTGACCCGCATATATTTGCTGATCTGGCGGCTTCCCTCGAACGAACCAACAGCATGATCCGAAGCGGCGAGATCAGCGCTGCCGACGTGACTTTCGACAATAAGCCGGAAGAAACTTCCTGATTTATGGTAGATTGATGAAATGAGCACAGAAATCAACCTCCCACCGCCGCCTGACCCTGTGAAGGTGGCTCAGTGGGCGGGGCAGATCCGTGCCCTGCTGCCGTTCATTGGCGGCGCGCTAGCCTCTGCCGGCATCGTGATCCCGTCGCTTACCGATGCACAGATTTCGGGCTATATCTCGGCGGCGATGACGGCAGCGGGGATCGCCTCGTATGCGGCAAGCGCCGTCTGGTCGTGGTATCAGAAGGTCAGGGACCGAAAGATGCTGGTCGCCTCCGCCGTCGCCTCGGCGCAGCACGGCGCCGCGGTCGTCGTCACGGTCACGCCACCCGGTGAACCCAACATTGCCACCCGGATCAGCCCGGCGGAACAGGTAGCGGCACCAAGCGTTCCCATTAACGTGGCCCCGCAATCCGCGCCTGCGACTCCATAGGGAGATTAAACATGGCGCTCATCCTCGAAATCGTCCTGATCGTCTGCATGCTGCTGTGGCTATTCGCGGCTCTACCGGTCCCGGCCTCGTCATGGGCCGCACCGTATCACCCGCTGCTCGCTTGGATCAGCGTAGCGATCATCTGTTACTTCATGTTCGCGGACGGGATACCGGCGCGCCGAGCGGGAGCCGTATCGCTTAACCCTAGCACTGCGCTCTTTTCAACAGATCAGGTTCTCCCTTGGATCGGAGATGGTGATATATGGAAGAATGTAACTTTTTCTAATCGGATGGGAACGCTAAATTGAACCTGATCTTCCTCCTGATCATCCTCATCATCCTGTTCGGAGGCGGCGGGTTCTACTACGGCGGCCCGGCGTTCGGCGGCGGTATCGGCGGTATCCTGCTCATCATTTTGGTCATCCTACTTCTGACCGGCCGCATCTAAATGCGTTGGCAACCGTGGCCAGTTCGTATCGAAGCGGGGATCAGTCTGATCCTCGCTAACCTGCAATCCTTCAAGGAGCAAACCATGAGTGACTTTTCCGGTCTCAACCAAGACATCGCCGATCTTCAAACCGAAGTCGCGGCGCTCGGCACGCAGATGGACGCCAATTTCAAGGCGCTTGAAGCGGCACTTGCCGGCGGCAACCAGCCAGCCATTGACGCCGCACGCGCGCAGGTGCAGGCGACGATCCAGGCGCTCAAGGACATCGGCACGCGGGACACGGTGGTTCCGCCGCCCGCGCCGTGATCCGTCTGCGTCACTGGCTCGGCTTCCACGGGCGCAACTGGCGTTTGGTCTGGATCATGGGTAACGTCTGGACGGAGTGTGAGATCTGCCATGCTCGCCGGATGGTCCCGTTCGGAGACGTGAGCGAGATGCCGCTGGGAACCACGATTGTCGATGCTGAACCATGAGGTTCGTGAGGCTATGGCTGCTGACCGTGCTGATCGTGTTCGGCGTCCTCTTCCTCACGCTCCTCGTCGGCTACCTCTCAGTATGGGGAGAATGAACATGAAGCACCTCGCCCTCGCCGCCGCCCTCGCCCTGCCGCTCGCCTTCTCAGGCTGCCAGCAGGCGGCGCAGGTGGCCGATACGGTCTGCACCGATATGGCGGCGATGCCGCCGGCTGCCGCTGCGGCGCTCAACAGCCTCGATCCCAAAAGCGCCCTCGGGGTTTACTGGGCAGATGCCAAGAGCGCCTGCCTCAACGGCGTGCCGACTGTGGGCGTCTCGGGCGATTGGCGGGGTGCCATGTGGCAGGCTGTGAAGATGTTGATCCCGCAGGTGCTGCCGAGCTTGCTGCCGATGCTGGTGGGGCTGCTATGATTGGGGCATTATATTGATCGACGTTAAAAGTGGCGCAAGTGGCGCAAGTGGCGCAAGTGGCGCCCGCGGGAATCGATGCCCTCGGTAGTACCGAGGTCGTCCTATGGTTGACGCCTGCGCCTGCCGCGCTATGATGCGCGCGGAGGCTTAGTCGGCTTCCGTCTCCCTTTAGACTAGCGCCCTTCGCGGGCGCTTCTTTTTTGCGTCATTGCTGCCTCGCGCGCAAACAGGCGATGCAGAGGGCGAGCGCTGGTGTCGGCGCATGACCCATGAAGGACGTAGCTGGTGGATTTACGATCGGCGGAACGTCATTGGCGACGCCAGCAAACCAGCGTCCCAGGCTATCGTCCATTTGGTCGCTGAGAGAGTATAGCCGGTATCCCTCCTGCACGAGGGTCATCGCCGCATCGAGTGATAGCGTGAACACTGGTGGGACTAGATGATAATGACCGTTTGGGTCTCGCCACGAGGCATGTGGCATCTTATTTTTTTCATTCACCCAACCGACAGATACCGCAATCGCGGCATCCAACCTGCGGCACTCGTCATAATCACCGCTCGCCGCTGCGAGTCGCGAGATCAGGTCGTCGATGTCAGTCATCATCGCTGTGTCGCCTTGATAATTGCCCATTACCGGTTCCACTGGCCACCAATGTCAGTTAGAGAAAGGATACTTTATCAAACCTAGATTTGATGGTTATGTAGTTGATTTGATGCGGGTTTTTTATGGTATTTAGTGTCAGGGGTCGGTTGAGACTCATCGCGAAGATGGTCGCTCAGCTTATTGCCCAGGCAGCTCCAACGATCGCGACGGCGACATCGAAGCAAATCCCTACGTTGTTGAGGGCTTGTGCCCAGGTCATTAACGAAAAAACCGCATGACATCATGAAACAAACACAAAGACATGCCTACGCCGAACACCATCCCGATTATAGTGCTGGTATAATCACCCTGCGCAGCGCACCCCGACCAGCACCATCCATCATGGGCTATACTGCCAGCAGTGAATGCGCCTGCCGCTATCACCAACGCTAAACCAAAAAACGGCATTTTCATTTCTCCCGTAATCGACTATCTCAGAAAAACGAGAACGCCAGCGCGATCAGCAACCCGATGATTGTCGCCCCGGCGGCGAATTCCAACGCAACCTCGATGAACGCCCGCAGCGGGTGGCGCGCGGGTTGCCCCGTCGCGTCGTCAGCCCACGGCTCATCCACGTCGACAGCCGCCTCTCTGGCGTCAAGTTCAGCGGGAAACGGCCAGCGAACGGGAGTTGTCATGGCGTCTCCTCCGGCGGCTCCGGCAGCGGCTGCCAGTGGGTCGGCTGATCAATGTGATAAATATGGCAGTGACCACCGAGCCATCCAGGAGCGTTAAGCTCGCCACGGCGACCCCAATAGGCGATCATCGGGCCGCGCGCTGTAGCCGTCAGGATCAGCGTGCTATCCCTCGGCGCGGTCGAGATCGGCTGCCACTCGCTCACGGCTTCGTCTCCTCGCACGCCGAGATTAACGAGGGGGATAGCTTGGGGCGCACCTTCATGCTGCCTATCTGGCTGGCTACTCCGTCGAGAACGGCTGCGGTATAGGTGGAGCGCTCAGTCGCGATCTTCTTTCCTGCGTGCATAATAGCCGCGTGATGGCGTTCTGCCACTGCCGCGCGCTGGACGAATTCGGCGATTTGCCGTACCACATCCTGTGACTCGTTGCTTTCGATGATGATATCCATCTTAATTCGTCTCCTCGCACGCCGGGGTCCGCAATCCGGCCATGATCTGTTCAAGGCTGTAGCCGGGGAACGCGTCCAGCAGGCGCCACATCGCCTGAAACTCGGGGAAGGGGTCGAACGGCTCTAAATCGCTCTCCGGCCCCCAGACGCCGCAGCGCTCGATCGCGTCGGCCCGCTCGCAGGGGGTCATCATGGCAGCTTCTCCAATTCCGCTAGCGTTTCCATGTGCCTTTCCGCAAATCCGCCGATGATGCCGTGCGGAAGGTCGGGATAGCGCTTACCCATGAGCCACGCATCATAAATGTCGCGGATCATCACGGCCGTCACATCGGGATAGCCGAATTCACGCAGATTGCGCGCGACGGCTTCCATGCCTTGGTTGAGCGTGGGGGTAGCCTTTGCCATCTGCGTCCTCCGCTGTTGGGACGGATGGTGCGCACGGTCAAGAACATGCGTCAACAAGAAAATGATTGACAGTCATGAGATTGTTTCGCTAGCCTCGTGCCCATGACAGGAACCGATCTGCGCATCGCGCTCTGGATGCTCGGCCTCAGCCAAAAGGATTTTGCCGCCAAGGCCGGTATCCGACCAGAGTCCGTATCTCGTTATATACGCGGCCACGTCCCCGTGCCTCGGCTGGTGGAAATGGCGATCGACAGCCTGAAGAATACGGAGGCAGCACAATGAGCGTCTTGGGCGATGCCGTTCGGAGCAATGCTGATTTGCACCGAGCGCTTTATCAAATTGTCGGTACGCTCGCGGCAGCAGATATTGCGGGACGGGGGGATGTCCCGAATTGGCCTTACCTCTGTAGATTAGCTAGGGCATCTCTGCCCCATCTCCCGCCGCCCCCAGATCGTGACGCAGCCCAATGACCGCCCGCACCCTGATCGTCTACCAGTGCGACCAGGTCGTCGTGATCGAGGATTGCGATGAGGCGCATCTGCCGTTCACCCGGTCGTTGCTGACGCCGGAAAGCGCGGTGCGGATCGGCGAGCAAATGGCGGCGCTGGGGATGCGGATGCTGGCGCGTCGGCAACGGGGGGTGGTTGATGACTAGCGTGGAGGCGAATTCAAAATGAAGGAAGCATGGTTCTTGCTGATCCTATGGAGCGGCCCCGACTCGGGCGGCTACTACAGTCCGAACGGGCACGCGGTCATCAGCAATCAGCGGAGTTATCAAACCGAGGCCGTCTGCGAGGCCGCCATCCCTAACGTCAAGATTAGCCGGGAGGCGACCGGCGTGGCGGGCCTAATCTGCATTAAAGGATTTATTCGGTGAGCCTAGAACCAAAAGCGGATGCTGGCGCGTCGGAGGCGGGAGGCGACTGATGACTAGCATGGTCGAGCGAGCGAAAGCGGCTCTGAGCGAAACGGCGCAGACGTTTGGACAACAGGGCCATCTTCGGGCGGCGGCACCTAGCGATGGCTATGCAGAAGCGATGGTCAGGGCTGTCATCGCCGCACTCCGGGAGCCGACCGGTGCGGTAATGAATGCAGGTATCGCGTCATTTGGACGTGACGATGATCGTAGCTCCCCCGAGGTTTGGCTTGATTGCTGGCTCGCCGGGATCGACGCGGCGCTCGCGGAGGATGGGACGCCTGATGGCTGAGATGGTCGACCGGGTGACGCAGGCGATTTACGATGCGCCGAACGGCATCGACGGCGATCAGCTTGCCGATATGCTCCTGGATAATGATCGCATCACCGGTGCCGACGCTGCCACGTGCAGGGCACAGGTTAGAGCAGTATGCGAAAATGCTGCCCGCGCCGCCATAGCCGCACTCCGGGAGCCGACCGAGTCGATGTGCCGGGCGGCTACTCGTAACAGGAATTTAGCTGACGCTATTTGGCGCGCGATGATCGACGCGGCGCTCGCGGAGGAGGGGACGCCTGATGGCTGAGATGGTCGACCGGGTGACGCAGGCGATCGTGGACGAGATGATCCGTCAGAGTGGAAGACAGCCGATCCGCAATGCCGCTTTTTCGGATATGAGCCAACGGGTCGCCCGAGCCGCGATCGAAGCCATGCGCGAGCCGACCGAGGCAATGGATGTTGCGGGGCGACATCGGTGCCACGGCGTCGATGTGGGCGATGGTTCGATGCGAATGGCATGCGGCGCGTTTCTGGGCGAGACAGCATCAGAGCAATGGCGGCGCATGATCGACGCGGCGCTCGCGGAGGAGACGGCTGGGGGAGACCAATGATACCAACAGATCGCCTATGTCAGATCGTCGAGGTGCAAAACCCACAAGTGGCAATGCTACTTGCTGAAATACGGTCTCGTGATGCTCTAATTCGCCGCACGAAAATCCTCGGGATCGTCCACCGACGATGCAACGCCATTCGTGGCATCATCGACCAAGAAGCGTTCCGGCGGATAATGGACGGGGAAGCGGTCACGCGCGAGGACTGCTGGCCGCACCTGTTCCCGCGCAACACTGCCGGCGCTGCAAATGTCTCAAATGGTTAGTGTCCGCCTCGAACACGACGACATGCTGCGGGCGATCCCACGCCTCGTCGCGGAGGGGGTCGTGGTGGATGCGGTTGTGACCGATCCGCCCTACCATCTGACGGCTACCGTTAAACGCTTTGGGGCCGCTAATGCTGCGCCAGCGCAAGAGGGGCGCGACGGTGCTATGAAGCGCTTGTCGGGTGGATTCATGAATCAGCAGTGGGACGGAGGCGACATCGCCTTCCGTCCCGAGACATGGGCGACCGTCGCCACGATCATGCGGCCCGGCGCATTCCTCGTGGCGTTTGGTGGCACCCGCACGCACCACCGCGTTTGGTGCGCGATCGAGGATGCCGGGTTCGTCATCCAGGACACAATCATGTGGCTGTTCGGGAGCGGATTCCCGAAGCGCAGGGACCATTTAAAGCCAGCCTTCGAGCCAGTCTGCCTCGCCTACAGGCCGGGCGGCAAGCGGACGATGCAGGTGGACGAGTGCCGGATTTTCGCTGGCACCGAGCACATGCGCGGAGCCGTGGTCGGCAGTGCGAACGGAACGCTCGCTGGCATTCGTAGCAGCAAGGACTTCATAGCGACAGATTCACCACTGGGCCGCTGGCCCGCCAACATCTGCCACGACGGCTCCGACGAGGTGCTGGTGGCGTTCCCGCAGAGCGCGGGGCAACTGCGGTTTGTCGGTGAGCAACACGGCGACCGCAAGACGGTCAACTGCTACGGCGATTATGGCCCACGCCCCGATACGCCGCCGAGAGGCGATAGCGGCTCTGCAGCCCGCTTCTTCTTCTCAGCCAAAGCCGGCGCTGAGGATCGCTGGGGCAGTCGGCATCCGACCGTCAAGCCTGTCGAGTTGATGAAGTGGCTCGTGGCGCTCGTCACGCCGCCCGGCGGCCTCGTGCTCGACCCCTTCGCCGGCAGCGGCACGACCGGGGCAGCAGCGCTCGCTACTGGCCGCAACGCCATCCTGATAGAGCGGGAGGAAGCCTATGTCGCTGACATCCGAGAACGGATCGCCTTCTATGAAGGCGAAGGGCGACACTCACTAGTGGCCAAGGCTAGGCGAGCACCCGATAAACCGCTTGGAGGATTGTTCGATGCCGCAGGATGACGAGCGCGAGTTCGACGAAGCGCGGGACTGCTACGAGTCTTACATGGCTGCGGTTGCCGAGCTGCGCAGGCGCTTCCTCGCTGGCGAGCCGCTGCCGGAAGGCTGGCGACCGGAGGGATATACCGAATGACGACCATCGACGACCAGATCTCGGCGGTGCGCCGCGCACGGGTTGATTATGCCGATCGCGCAGAGAATTCTACCGTGCCTGACAATCAGCGGCACTGGACGGCGCAGGCCGCTGCCCTGAACTCCGTCCTCACCACCCTGGTGCAGCACAAGCTCGCCCTGGCCGTGGTCGAGGCCGCGCGGCAAGCTGTTCTCCAAATCAGAGTGCATGGCACAACCTACCATCGTCTAACCGACGCTATCGCTGCGTTCGATGCCGTGGAGGAGTCGCGATGACCACCGAGCACGAGCGCGCACTTTCCAACGCACATAGAGTGAACGACATATTACGAGAGGAATGCACGGAGCTTGAATTGCAGCGCGTCGCCGCCCGCCTCGCCCTCGCGGAGCGGGACGCGGAGATCGCCCGGCTCTCTGAATTGATCGAATTTGCTGCTCGCGCCGACGCGGAGATCTCCCGCCTGAAACCCGCCCCCGGCTACCTCAGCTGGAAGCTCAACCCGTTCCCGGAGAGGCGCCCCGCCACGCAAGCGACAGAGATCGCCGAGAAGCTGATCCGCGCCTATCTGCTTGATGTGGGCGCCGGCATGGATGACTTCACGCAACATGAGGTGGAGTTTTCCGAGAAGATAGCAGCTGTAATTGGGGCCGCCGCCCAGGCACCCGCATCCATTAAGGCCGCCGAGGCGCGCGGTCGGGCGGCTGCAGCGGAAGCAGTGAAGAACGCTCTAATTCCAACTCCCGATACACTCACGAATGACTGGGCGTTTGGTTGGGATCATGCGAGAGATAAGGCACTTCTTGCCCTGCGCGACCTCGCCGAGGCTAAACCGAAAAATGAGAAGCCCAACGTGGCAAACGTGAGCAGCGCCTCCGCGCTGGAGATCGCCGAGCGGTTCCGGCTTTTCTTCCAGCGCCCCTATCCGATGAGCGAGGAGGGGGTTGAGCGCGCCGTGCAAGCGCTGGCGCAGGAGATCGAGGCCGCCATCAGGCATAACGAAGCCCGGCCCGGCACCAGCGCGCTGGAAGCCACCCGCGATCTGTTTCAGTCTCTTGAGGGCTGGCGGCCGACAGACGACTGGACCGGAGTGCCGCCTCGCCTCCGGCTGCTGTTCGACCGGACGCTGCACGCCATCAAAGCCGCCGAGGTGCGCGGTCGTTTGTCTCAGAAATCGGATTAAGGGATATGTCGGACTTAGACCGCTACCTCAGGTCTATGAAATCACGAAGAACACCGGGCTTGTGCCGATGCTATGCCTGTCTTCGAGACCGCGATGAGGTTCGGACGCTGATGATACTGTGCCCCAAATGTGGCAATAAACGCTGCCCCAAAGCATCCGATCATCGCTTAGACTGCACTGATTCAAACGAATTGGGACAGCCCGGCTCAGTTTACCGATAAGAGAACATTCTGAATGAAAACCCGCCGAGGCCAGTTCGTGATCCTGGAGACCGAGAGCGGCGAAGTTAAGAAGCCGGCGGTGAAGCCGAGCGGCACGATCGCGCGGCGACCCCCAACGCGGCCTACGAAGAGGCAGGTGCAGCAGGCTATCGATATGTTTAAGCCATGACCCGCCTGATCCCTCCCGCGCTCGCCCTGGCCTTCGCGCTGTCGTGCTCCGCCGTCTGGGGCGAGCCGACCGATTGGGCGATCGAGCCGGGGACCATCTGCGCCAAGAGCGAGGCGACGTGTCGCGAAGCCGTCAAGGCGGTCGCCAAGGGCTGGCTGTGGCCGGACCTGCGCGGGATTGAGCTGCGGTGCGAGCCGCACCCAGGGTGTTTTTCGCGGGAAGAGAACGTCATTCGAGGGTTTAACGACCAATGAGCAGGATTCCACTTCGTACCGCTGCCGAGTTAGATGCCCTCGACGATGCCGAAGTGCTGGAGGGTTATCGGGACGGTCGCGCCAATGAGCCCGAGCCAGGCGACAACCGCTCGCTTTCGTACTGGCACGGCTGGCGGCAGGGGACAGCGGACGGCCATCATCGAAAAATGGATGAGGCCGATGGCGCTTTAGCCCGCGATTCCATCGAAAGCGGCTGGCTGCGGAGACTGGCTCTCGGGAAATGAGAGCCGCCCCCGAACAGCGCCTCCAGCGCGCCGTAGCCGACTATCTGGCGTGGGCGCTCTTGCCGCCGACCTGGTTCACCGCGATCCCGGCGGGCGGCGGCGGCGAGCTGCGTGGGCGCATCCTGAAGGGCATGGGGCTTCGGGCCGGCGTGCCGGACATTCTGATTGTCCACGAGGGCCGCGCCCATTGGGTCGAGCTCAAGTCGGCTCGCGGATCGCTCTCGGAAGCGCAGCGGACGACGCATAGCGCGCTTACGGCGACGGGGTGCCCGGTGGTGGTGTGCCGCGCTCTCGACGACGTACAGGCCGCGCTGACGGCCTGGCGCATCGCGACGCGCGACACGAAGCCCAGCGCCGAGCGCATCCGCGCCGGCTTCTTCGCGCCGCAGGATTTTCCGGTGAGCGATCTAATCGGGAGGTGGCGGAGACGGTCGCAATAGGTGCCGGTTTTCTTCCACAACAGAGCCGGTGTGTTGTTGTCAAGGATCGAGCGCTAGGCGCTCACGCCATCTCGGCGCGGAGAAGACCCCGGAAGATCGGATTCTGACGGCACTTGCAAGATCATGCAAAGCGCACTCCGCTTTTAGACCGCAGAACAACATGACCATCTGATGCCGCGTCGAGTACGCGCATATCGGACGATTGATCGTAGGCGTCTTCGATTTCGCGCGTCGAGAGCTTGCGCTCCGTTACCCACTGTCCATCGGGATGATGCCAGAACAGCCAGCCGCAAAACTGGCTTTCCTTATTAAGATCAACCGCGCGTTCCGGGTTGATTTGAACAAGCGTCAACCCATTCGGCAGTGTATTAAACGGCTCATTGACATAACGCGGCATCGATTAACCCTTCACAGTGGGGGGGGGCGTGGATGGCGAGAAAACTATTGGCCGCTGCGTCAACCGCTTCTACTGCCGCGTTGAAACCCTCGATGTACTGATCGCTCGGCGGGGCGGAATCGATCTTCACACTCGCTTCTCCCAAAGAGCTAGCGCTGCCTCGGCCGCCTTTCGCGCCTCCTCATCGCCGGCCCGCTTCTCAAGCTCGACCGGGGGCCCGGCCGCATCGCACTCACGGCAATACATCCTAACCTCATCGATCTCGGCGAGGGTGTGATCTTTTCGCTCTTTCCAGACGAAGACCGGCGTTTCCTCGCAGCCGCAAAATGGACATGGGGTCACAGCAGCGCCCCCCTCCGCAGCAGATGCACCGCTAGCGAGATCACCGCGACGCTGACTAAGAGGATTGCCGTTAGGTTTAGCCAGACCCACCACAGGCGCCCAGTCAGGCCGCGGCGCCGCTGTTCGGCTCGAAACGTGGGCAACGCGCCGGCCATGTGGATGGCGACGCGGCCCGGTGTCCATTTCTCGGGTGTCATCTCATTCTCCCCCTTTAGCGACGGTTCAAGCGCCAATCGTCGAGCGTCGGAACTTCCTTCGTCACGAAATACACCGCAATCTCCTCAACGGCGCACTCAGGTACGTCGAGAGCGTACTTTCGCACGATGGCCCATAACTCACTTTGCACATCGTCGAGCGCTTTGCTGATCTCATAGCGCGTCGCCATCTCTTCACCCTCCGCCGTGTTTCCTCGCCGCCTTCTCGCGGGCCCGCTTCGCCCGCATCACGCAGCGGGACAGGATCATGTGCTTGGCGGCGGCGTACGTCTTGTAGTCGGCAATCAGCTCCGCGATCGCGCGGTCGATCTGCTCAACCTCCTCCAGGTCGTCCTCCCGCGCACCCTCGCGCCAATAGGAATGAGCCGGCTCCGGGGCGTCCCGGATCGTGCTGCCCGCACGCTGAATCTGCGTCCTGATCGAGATCACGGCGGCGCGCCATCGCGCGGGGGTCGGCCACGTTTATAGAAGCGGTCAGGGGTGATGCCGCGTCTGCGGCGAGTGCCGTCTCTTTTACAAGTGCGGCACTCTAAAGAGCCGCGTTTGTGCAAGAAAGCATCAGCCAACAAATGCCCCTTTGGGCAAGTGTCTTGACGTGTACGCCGCGCCATCATTCAGTCTCCCGGATTTGGTCGAGCCGATCCTGCCGCTCATATGGATTACGCTCTGCCGGCAATGCGGGGCAGTTGATCTTGTGAGAAGCCATCATGCGGCCCTGCGTCGCCATTGGCGGGGCGCGGTCTTGGGTGTTGGGATGATCTCGAAATCAACGCCCTCGACCGCCATTCTCGTGCCGCCCCTGGGCAGGATACACCCAGCAAAAACGGTTCTCTTGCCGTCCAAAATACCGCGGTAATCCCGGCTAATTTGGCGGTAGTCAGCTTCTTTGATCTTAAGCATCGCGCTCTCCTTTTGACCCGCGCATCCTGGCAGCGTTGCGCGAACGTGTCAACTGACAATCGGCAAAATAATATCGGGCGCCCGAAATCATAATATCGGGCAGCGATTTCGGGCGTTGCGCGCTGCCCGCGTGCTGCGCTAGGATGGCGGCGGCGGCAGGAGCCGGTCGGGGTAGCTCCCCGGCTCGACACTCTCTGGCGCGGCGCTACGGGATTGCTCCTGCCGTTCCCGCATCGTGCCGCCCGAGGAGCGCCGCGCGTTGATCAAGGCTACACTTGCCAATTTCGCCGCGATGACCAATCGCGAATTCAGCCATGACCGAGCGAACTCCGTGGGCGCCAGCGAGATCGGCGCCTGCCTGCGGAAAACATGGTTCGCCAAGAATGAGACGCCGCACGATCCCGGCTACGTCGATCGCTACGGCGCCAAGCTGCGCGGCAATCTGATCGAGGATTTCTACGTCGTCCCAGCGTTGCGGCAAGCCTATGGCGACCGGTTCCACATGGGCGGCGACCAGCAATCAACAGTCGTTGACGGCTATCTCTCAGCCACCCCGGACGGCGTGATCGTCGGCGTCGAGCGCGATTGCCTCGCCGACCTCGGCGTGCCCGACATTGGCGACTCGTCGTGCATCGCCATCGAGATAAAATCGATCGACCCACGCGCCGAGCTGAATGACCGCGCGCGGCCACAGCACAAATTCCAGACCCAGGTGCAGATGGGTCTACTGCGCGCTCACACGCCTTACAAACCCGACTACGCGCTGATCTGTTACGTTGACGCGAGCTTTCTTGACGAAATCGCCGAATTCCCCGTCGCGTTCGACCCGTCGATCTTTGCCGCCGCCCATTACCGGGCCGAGGCGATCATGGTGGCAACCGATCCGCAAGAGTTATGGCCGGAGGGCAAACTCGCAGGCGGCGCCGAGTGCCGGTTCTGCCCCTACGCCTCGCACTGCGCCGCGGTCACGGTTAGCGGCATCCCGCGCGAGGAACACGCGCTCGGCGACAATGTGCTCGCAGAATTCAAGGCGCTACACGATCTGGAGCGCGATTGGGCCAAAGACGTTGGCCAGTGTGAAGAGGCGCTCGCTAAAGTTCGTCAGGAGATCAAAGACCTGTTGCGCACCAATGGCGTGCGCCGGGTTCACGGTGATGGATGGTCAATCGATTGGTCGCCGGTCAAGGGCCGGCAAACGGTTGACCTCAAAGCAATCGAAGCGGACGGCTTCGATCTCGACCCCTATCGCAAACAAGGCGATGCGGGGGAGCGTTTAACCGTAAAGTAGACAGGAACAGAAATGACAAACGCAATCGCACCTATCGACACGTCCGACCCTTATCTCGCCTACGCAGCCAAGACGGTCACGCAGGAGGGTTCCTTCCTCACTTTCAAAAATGGGGAATTTTTGTACGGCCAGGACGGAGCATCGCTCGACCTCGGCACCCGCCTCGCCTGCAATATGGAGGGGCTGAAGATCGGTTGGCGGCGCTGGTGGAATAAGGAGATCACCGACGATCTGCTCGAATTGCTGAGCGATCAGAAACCGGTCCCGATGCGCAACAGCCTCGGCGATCCCGATCCCGGCATGTGGGAGGTCGGCACCGACGCCAAGCCTCGTGACCCGTGGGTGTTCACCAATCAGCTGCAGTTAATCGATGCCGAGGGAAACCTCTACCTCTACTCGACCAACAGCAAGGGCGGGCTCAACGCCATCGGGCAGTTATGCAAAGCCTACGGCCAGGAGCGCCGGCAGCGGCCCGGCATGATCCCGATTGTCGAACTCCAGAATGATTTTTACATGCACCGTGAGTATGGCAAAACCTACGTGCCGAAGTTCGAGTTGGTTGGCTGGACGGAGGCCAACACGCTCGATATGGATGGCGGAGCCGAACTGCCGCCGCCTGCCGCCGAGCCGGCCAAGGCTACGGGTCAGCGTGCCGCAAACCCTACCAAGGGCGCGACTGCGCCATCACCGGGAAATGGTGCAAAGACCCCCGGTGCGAGCGGGGTTGCGGTAGCCTCGTCCTCGACGACGAAATCCCCCCCTTCTAGGCGGTTCTAGTCGTCGCGAGGCATTACGGCAGCCGCCCGAACACAACCGGGCGGCTGTTTTCATTTCAGGGGAGGAGCGCCCGGTGTCTGTCCGCATTATCATCGGCGACGCCCGTTCGAAGCTCGCAGAGTTAGCGGACGAGAGCGTGCATTGCGTCGTCACCAGCCCGCCCTACTACGGCCTGCGCGATTACGGCGTCGCCGGGCAGCTTGGCCTCGAAGCAACGCCCGATGCCTATATCGCCGAGATGGTCGCGGTGTTCCGCGAGGTGCGCCGCGTGCTGCGGAGCGACGGCGTACTTTTTTTGAATATCGGAGACTCTTACGCCACAGGGGGTGCCCGGCAAACGGGCCGAAACGACACTAATCGCGAGACGCCTGGGGGTAGGGGGGGATCGTTTCGCGGCGGATTACGGCGTGCGCTGCCTTATGCTTCGGAGCCGGCATACCGAGATTATACCAGCGCGTCCCTCAAGCCAAAAGACCTGATCGGCATCCCCTGGATGCTGGCCTTCGCGCTGCGGGCCGACGGTTGGTGGCTGCGACAGGACATCATCTGGTCGAAGCCAAACCCGATGCCTGAGAGCGTCACCGACCGCTGCACCAAGGCGCACGAGTACCTGTTCCTGCTGAGCAAGAGCGAGCGGTACTTTTACGACGCCGAGGAAATAGCTGAGCCTGCCCTGCAACCCGAGGGCAGCGCCACGCTGACCATGCAGCGCAAACAAGCGGCGCTTGGTCGCGACCTCGCTGCATCAACGCTTGGGGCTAACTATGGGATGCAGACGCGCAACAAGCGGTCGGTCTGGACGATAGCGACGGCGCCCTACGCCGAGGCGCATTTTGCCACCTTTCCCCCTGCGCTGATCGAGCCGTGCATCCTCGCCGGCTGCCCCAGGGGCGGGGCGGTGCTCGACCCGTTCGGTGGTGCCGGAACGACCGGGTTGGTTGCCGATCGGCTTGGGCGCGACGCGGTGCTGATCGAACTCAATCCCGAATATGCCGAGATGGCCCGGCGGCGAATTGCCGATGACGCCGGCATGTTCGGCCAAGTCGCTGCCTATTAAAAGAGAGGAAAACTCCGTGCGCGATTTCGACTATGCCGCTGCTGCCGATTTTCTCGGCCTCCTGTTCAGCGAAACCAGGCAAGCGGTCGAGATCCGTGCACTACCGAACGAATACGGTGCGGGGCCGGCGCGCCCGCTGTTTACCCGCGATCCCGACCTCGTACAGCGGCATTGCGAGAAGTGGGACGATATCGGGCGAGCCGTTTACTTTGGGGTGGCGACGCGCGCCAGCGGGACGGCCAAGGGCGACCGGGCACACGTCCGCGAGTTGCCGGCGCTGTGGAGCGACATTGATTGCTACAAACTCGGCATCTCGACCGATGACGCTGTTGCGGCGCTGCTGAGCTTCAGCATCCCGCCTAGCGCGGTCGTCCTGTCGGGCGGCGGCGTTCACGCCTACTGGCTGCTGTCGCGCCCGCTCGACGTGTCGCAGACCGACCCCGCGACCTGGCCGGCGGTCGAGCTTGCCGCGGTCGGCGCGCTGAAACAGCTCGCCGGGGTGTTTGCCGGCGATCTCGCGGTGTGCGACCTCGCCCGCGTCATGCGGCTGCCGGGCACTCACAACACCAAGGACGGCACGCTGCGGGCGTGCTCGGTGCTGGAGTGCTCGACGTGGGCTTGCGTTGATTTTGAGGAGTTGGTCGAGCAGCTTTTTATCCAAGGGCCGCTACTGGTACAGCCGCCGGCCATGCGGCCAGAAATCGCCGAAAACCCGTGGCTTGCCCACGCGGGCGCCTTCAGCTTCGGCTCAGCGACAGACGCTCATGAGCTTCTGGCCAAAATGCATTACGAAGACCCCGAATATCCTATTAACAAAACGCAATTCTCGGCTATCGGGAAATTCATCTACCGCAATGTTCCTGACGACGAAATTGTCAAATTTGTTTTAGAAGAGACATATCGTGCGGCGGCAGAAAAAGGACGGGAAGCGTTCTGGAACTGGAACCAGGAGGAATCGCAAATCCGCGACATGATCGCCAGGACCGACCGCACCTTTGTTCCCGAAAGCAATATCGAACTCCGCGGCAGCGCCAAGGTCATCGAATTGCGGGCAGGCGGCGCCAAGCCCGCCCCGAAGCCGCCCAAGGTGGAGGAAGATCCCGCACCCGCTCCCGGCACCTTCGCACGCAACGATTTCGGCAATGCCCAGACGCTGATCTCCCGACACGGCGCCGACCTGCGCTATGTGCTCGGGCTTGGCTGGCATCATTGGGACGGCAAGCGCTATGCGCTCGATGCCGAGAGTGTCGCTACCCGCAAGATCGCCTACGATGTCGCTAACGACATGCTGCGCGAAGCTGCCGCCTCTCCATCCGGAAGCGGGCGCAAGGATCGCGTCAAATGGGCGATCTCTTCGGGCAATTCAGGGCGCATCTCAGGAACGCTCGATGCCAGCAGGTCATACCTGTTCGCCAAGTCGGACGACCTCGATTCCGACAATTGGATGCTGAATTGCCAGAACGGCACGCTAGACCTGCGAACCGGGATTCTACGGCCGCATGCCCACGCCGACCTAATAACCAAGATCTGTGCCACCGATTACAACCCTAACGCCCAATGCCCGACATGGGAAAAATTTCTGTCCACTATATTCAACCACGATCTGGAAATGGTTGATTTCATGTACCGCGCGCTCGGCTATTCCCTGACCGGAAGCACGAAGGAACAGTGTGTCTTTATCCTGCACGGCACCGGATCGAACGGGAAAAGCGTGCTGCTCGAAACGATCGCCGCACTTCTGGATGATTACGTCAAGAGCGCTCCCAGCACCACATTTGCGCAGAAAGACAATCCCCCTATTCCAAACGATGTCGCAATGCTGGCCGGGGCACGGTTTGTTTCAGTTATCGAGACTGAACACGGCAAACACCTTGCGGAAGGATTGGTCAAACAAGCAACCGGCGGCGACCGTATGCCGGCCAGGTTTCTTCATAAGGAATGGTTTGAATTCACGCCCAAGTTCAAGCTGTGGTTCGCCACAAACCACAAGCCTCTTATTCGGGGAAGTGATTATGCAATATGGAGACGCATCCGGTTGATACCGTTTTCTGCTCGCTTCGTCGATGCCGATAAGGTCGAGGGGAATGCCGATATAATCAAAGATCCCGAGATCAAAGCCAAGCTTGCGATCGAGTTTCCCGGCATTCTGGCGTGGCTGGTGCGCGGTTGCCAGGCATGGCAGCAAATCGGTATGAAACCTCCGGTTGCGGTGGAGGAGGCAACGCAGGGTTATATGGAGAGCCAAGATAACACGTCAAAGTTTATCACTGAGTGGTGTCATGTCGGGCGCGGGATCGAGTGCGATGTCGGGCTGCTGTATGCGGCGTATGTCTTTTGGTGTGCGGAAGACGACTATGAGCCCCTGTCCAAGCGTGCTTTCGGGCTCAATCTGGAGGAGCGGGGAATCATGGCTGGAAGGTCAGGGAAGGCCAGGGAACGTGTTCGTAAGGGTATTGCAATTAAAGGAGAATTCGAGGATGCAGCCCAGGCTGCATTTGCAGTCCAGCAGGCAAAACCCACTCGCGCGGCGGACGCAGCGGACGCAGCGGACGCAACTCCGGGGAATTATTGGAATTCTTGACAGCAACGGCTTGGCGGACGTATAGGACGTAGCGGACGCACTTTCCGGAAACTCCAGCCACATGTGCGTATGCGCGAGACTTTCCGGAAGTTATGTCCGCTACGTCCTATACGTCCGCCACCTAACTATTAGGTTTGCGTGGACAAGGCGGGCGTGGGGCAAGCGCATCATGATCGCGGAGGGTGAGGGGAGATGATCGATTACACGCTGATCAAGGCGAGGCCGACGCGCTATCGCGGTATCATGTTCCGTTCGCGCCTGGAGGCGACATGGGCAGCATTCTTTGACCAGCTACAATGGCCGTGGGAGTATGAGCCCTTTGAATTGAATGGCTGGCTGCCGGATTTTGTAATCAAGGGTGAAACGAAGGATGTGCTTGTTGAAGTCAAACCAACGACAACACCGGATCTCGATACATTAGAAAAGATAACAAGGGCAACGGGACTGTCGGCTCATTTGGCTTATTGCGGGTCGGGATTTGTGGATGAATATTTTGCGGGTGAGCGAATGCCGTTCGCTTCAATTCATTCGTGTTGCATGTGTGAGTCAGGTGCGAGGCACGAATTGGTGGTAAAAGATCAGCCAGCTTATGATTGGGAGGCCGCTGAAAAGATAATATCCAAGATGGTTATTCCTCCTGAAATCAAAGAAGAATTGTCTAAGATGAAATACACCGGACAATGCGTTTGGATGAATCGGTATATCGTAAAAATAAACGGTAAGTTCGATATCGTGTTCGGTCATTGGCCGACTTACACCGGGTTCAGAACAGGAATCGAGGTGACTGATGGCGGGGACGACCCATATGTGGGCGATGAAGTGCGCGAGTTGTGGGCGCGAGCGAAGAACGCGACGCAATGGCGCCCGCATGGCTGGTGAGCATGACCCCCAAAAGCGAAGCGCGACGACCGCGCCCGCTCGTGGCGCTATCGCCGCGTTCTGCCGCTCGGCTAAGCGTTGCGCTTAGCAACCGTATTCGTCGCTTGCCTGCGTCTTGAACCCATAGCGCTCGATGATGAATTCGATGAACGCGCCGCGCGGGATGCAGCGATTGATCTCGACGACATCGTGCTCGCCATCGGCAAGGCGGTCAGCGTGCGTCTTACCGGCCACCGCGTCGCGCACCCACGAGCCATAGATGCCGGCGTAATGCTCGATCTGTTCGGCTTGGATGCGAAGCGCCTCGGCTTTGGTCATTTTGATCATCTCGTGTTCTCCCTTTCTGACAATCCCGAGCCTATCTGTGTTGCGCCAGCGTGTCAACGCTTTTATGCCCCTAACACCAATTTTCTCCGCTTCCCCACGGAGGCGAATGCCCCCCGCGTGGCCCTCTCGCGTGGTCTCTTAAAATCGGAAATAACGGGTGTGTTTGGCGAACGCAGCGCTCAAATCATTTGCCATTTTGAATCGACCTGAGGCTCGTAAAATGATGGCTGCAATCCGTACGCCGATTAACAAAATGACCAGCGCATCCATTGCCCACGCTATAGGTGTGGCAAATTCATGCCACGGCATAGCTATCTCCCAGCCGCTATGCCGGCTATCAATCCAGCAATGCCGACCACAACCCCAGCCCAGCCACAAAACAAACACAGCACCGCCATCCCGTCGCAGCGCCGATAGGCACCTAGCAACAGGAGCGCGAAGCCGACGATAAGCGCCGCGCCGAACGCCATCATTTGCATCGTCCCATTCCTACGCCGCGCTGTTGATGAAAACCCTGATTTGGCGCTCGGCAACCCGCGCGTCGTGTTCAGTCCCGTAACCCTGGTCGTACAGGGCAAATGCCGCCTTGTTCGCGAGGATTGCCGAAAACAGATCGCGGCGGCTGGTCATCAGCGATATGTGCCAGCGCCCGTCATTCATTTGCCAAACGTACATCGCTCATCTCCTTCTGACAGGATGCATGTTGACACACTCGCGCAACGGAAGCAGCAACTTTCTGCTGGACACGGCCAAAAAAATGGCTTATCCGCGTATCCCATGCAAATTACCGGCAATACTGAGCTGCTCGATACCGTGCTCACACGCATGGAAAATGGCGAGGTGCTCACCGCAATTTGTCGGGATTTGGGGACTACGCCGAGTACCATCTCGCATATCGCAGACCGCGGGCAGGCGGGCGAGGCGTTCAGCCAACGATACGCACGCGCCAAGGAAATCCAGGCGCATTCCGTCGCTGCGGACGTTGTTCGCATCGCTGACGAGGAGCCTGATGCGCAGCGCGCGCGCGTCAGAGCTGATGCGCGGAAGTGGTACGCCGCGCGGCTCGACCCAAAAACTTACGGCGACAAGATGCAGCATGAGCATCGCCAGGAGAGCGACCCGGCTGCGGTTGATTATGATCGGCTGATGGTGATTGCCAAAACTCCGCTGCTGACGATCGAGCATGAACCTAGTGTGGCCGCTGTGCCAGATTGTCAATCTGGCAATAAACGCTAAATAAGACAGTTATGCCAGTAGCTTATAGGCAACGCAGCGAGATAAAGTCAGCCGTATATCAGTGGCGTAGTGCGATTGTGGGATGATTACCCAGCAACAGGCTGCCGCTGAGCTGGTCGCGCGCATCGACGCGCAGCGCTCGCTCGAAAAGTGCATCGGCATTCTCGCCCCCGACACCATCCCGGCCAAGCATCACAAGCTGCTGATCAGCAAGCTAGAGGGCGTTGACCGAGGCGAAATCCCTCGGCTGATGGTGATGATGCCGCCAGGTTCAGCGAAGAGCACATATGCGAGCATCCTATTCCCGCCGTGGTTTCTTGGACGGAACCCTAAGCATTCCATCATCGGCGCCAGCCACGCGGGAGAATTGGCTGAACGCTTTGGCCGCCGAGTGCGGAATCTATGTGGGTCGGCTGAGTTCAGACGGATATTTGGCTTTGGCCTCTCAGGTGATAACGCGGCTGCGGGGCGCTGGGAGACTGAGCGAGGAGGAGAGTATTACGCTGTTGGCGTCGATGCTTCGGTCACAGGGCGTCGGGCCGACCTTGGGATTATCGATGATCCCGTTAAAGGCCGAGCCGAAGCCGACAGCGCGACGACGCGGCAAAGAGTCTGGGACTGGTACAAGGCCGATTTCTGGCCCCGGTTGAAGCCTGGCGGGCGGATCGTGCTAATCCTGACGCGCTGGCATGAGGATGACCTAGCCGGCCGGCTGCTGGCAGAGCAAGCTGTCGGCGGCGAGCAATGGGACGTGCTGGCGCTGCCGGCGGAGGCTGGGCAGGACGATCCGCTCGGCCGCGCGCCCGGCGAATTGCTATGGCCGGAATGGTTCACGCCGGCAATGTTCGCAGAGGCGAAGCGTGATGTACGCAATTGGTCTGCGCTGTATCAGCAGCAGCCGACGCCGGATAGTGGCGACTATTTTAAGGCCGATTGGATTAGGTGGTATGATCGGGCGCCGGATATTCGCACCCTTCGCACTTATGGGGCTAGCGATTACGCCGTCACGTCGGCGGGGGGCGATTATACCGTACATGGGGTTATCGGGGTTGATCCGAACGACGACATCTACTTGCTGGATTGGTGGCGCGATCAGACGGATTCGCAGCAATGGATCGAGGCGTTTCTTGATCTGATGGAGCGCTGGCAGCCGCTGATGTGGGCTGAGGAGCAGGGGCAGATCCTGCGGAGCCTCGGGCCGTTCATAGCGAAGCGTCAGATGGAGCGGCGGATTTACGGTTATCGCCGGGCGTTTACCTCGTCGCATGACAAGGAGACGCGGGCGCAGGCGATCCGTGGCCGGCTGGCGATGGGGAAGGTGTATTTCCCGCGGCAGTCGTTGTGGGCGACTGATCTGGTCGAGGAGATGCTGCGGTTTCCGGCTGGGCGGAACGATGATCAGGTGGACGTGCTGAGCCTGATCGGGCGCATGCTTGTCAGCCTGGTTCACGGTGACGACATCAAGCATGATGAGCCGATCCGTGGCCTCGCCGGGATGACGTATGGCGAACTGGACAAATGGCAGAAGACGCGCGACGCTGGGCGCGGTCGGCCGCAGAGGATTTGAGCATGGACGCAATCGTTGCCAGCCTGCCCATCGGGACGAGCATAACATGTGAGAACGGCCACCCGATTTGCGTGACGGTAAAAGAGATTAGGCTGCACACGCCGGTAGACGCGATGGCGTTAGATGGATTTGCGGCGGAGCAGCATCGACCGGTGCCTGAACAGGCAATGGATGACGAGCGTTGTGCGAAGTGTGGCGCTCTCTGGTTTGATTCAGAATTAGGCAGCATGCACACGGAGCCTTATGGGTGGTGGCCTAACCGGCAAATCGCGGTTCGCACGAGTGGAGAGAACGGGATGCTGCGCGGCTCGCTGCCGCTGGTGGTGTTGGTCGCGCTGGCGGTGCTTGCGATTGCGGTATGGAGCACGGCTCGAGCGCAGACGTGGCCGCATGGGGTTAGCGACAAGGTGACGACGGCGACGCTATCGGTGACGAGCGGTAACTGCCTCGGCGTGAACACGCAGCGCAAGACGCTGGCATTGGACAACATCGCGGGGACGATCAACATCGGGTATTGCGAGACGAGCGCGGCGACGCCGAACACGCCATGCACGGCGGCGATTGGGACGGCGGGGACGACGACGCTGTTGGCTGGGGCGTTGCATTATTTTGTGCCGGCGCCTGTCAATCAGTTTTGTTTTATTGCGGCGAGTGCGACGCCGAGTTTGACGATCCGGGAGGGGCAATGAGCGAGTTTCGGGACGCGGTGATTGCGGGGTTGAGGGATAGGGGGTGGCCGGAGCATGGGTTGGACGACAATGATCGCGTTGTCTGGCGTGGTGCGGAGGGCGGCTCGGTGAGGTTTGGGCGCGGCGAGTGGGGGCATGTTTTTGAATATGGGACAGCGGACGGATCGGAGGGTGGGAGGACGAGCTTTGCGGAGGGTGTGTCGCCTGAGCGGGTGGTGGAGTCGATTGACCGTGTGCGCTGGGTGATAGGGCTGCCGGCGCTAGAGGAGGGGGGGTTCGTCGTCGTGCCGGTCGAGGCGACCTCGACCATGTGCGGCGCGGGGTCGGATGCCGCAGGCGGAGACATTGGAATCGTCGGTGCATCAAGCGTCTACGAGGCGATGGTGGGGGCGAGGCCGCGATGATCTTCATTGATCGCCGTCAGCGGTGCCTGCAATGTGGGAAGGTGCTGACGAGGCGGCGGCACAGCACGATCAGCGGCAAGTTTTGCAGCATGTCGCATAGCCTGATCTTTCTCCGTGAGCATGGGATCGCTGCGGGTGATTTGGCGCAGCGACAGCCGGTCGAGGGTCGGCCGCAGGGATGCGAGACGGTGGAGGCGTGGTTGCTGGCTGGTGGTCGGGTGTACCGGGAGGATGATCCGGCGCTACGGGCGCGGGGGATTGGTTGAATGAGCGATCGTCTTCAGGCGTGGTTTCGCCAAATGTCGAATGATTTGCGGTTGTTAGCCAATCGTCTGGAGGAGGAGCGGATGCTGCGTGAGTATGGCGCGGTAGGGTTTGTCCCAAATCATGCCTGACTTCGGCGGCAACTTTGCCCCGATCGAGCGCCGCGAGGACATTGGCGACGATGCGAGTGCTGTGTGCCGGTTTTGGTTGCAGCAGTTGCGGCTGGCTGAGCGTGAGGACCGCAAGTGGGTGAAGACGGGGCGGTTAATTGTCAAGCGGTATCGGGATGAGCGGCGGGATAACCCGTCGCGGAACACGGCGAAGTTCAACATCTTGTGGAGCAATGTCGAGACGCTGAAGCCGATTCTTTATGGGCGCACGCCGAAGCCTGATGTGCAGCGGCGGCACAAGAATGGGGATGAGTCGGCGTTGTTGGGCGCGGAGATTCTGGAGCGGGCGTTGGCGTATGAGGATGACCTCGACGAGTTTGATGAGGTGATGCAGCGGGTGGTCGAGGATCGGTTACTGCCGGGGCGGGGCGTGGCTCGGGTGTTTTATGAGCCGGAGTTTGGCGAGCCGGAGGATGACCCTGACGCGGAGCCGGATGAGGATGGCAAGCGGCCGACGTTTCGGCCGGTCGATAACGAGCGGGCGCCGGTAAGGTATGTGTTTTGGGAGGATTACCGGGAGGCGCCGGCTCGGGTTGACAATGACGTGTGGTGGAAGGCGTATCGCGCGTACATGACGCGGGACGAATTGGTCAAGCGGTTCGGCAAAATCGGGAAAGAGGTGACGCTCGACTACACGCCGAAGGGTCTGGAGGACGATGGCGAGAAGGGACCGCAGGCGGATGCCTTCAAGAAGGCGCAGGTCTGGGAGATTTGGGACCGGCAGAAGAAGCAGGCGATCTGGGTGGCGCCGTCCTATCCCGAGGGTCCGCTTGACCGGAAGAGTGATCCGCTGGAGTTGCCGGGGTTCTTTCCGAGTCCGCGTTCGCTGAGTGCGACGACGACGAACGAGACGCTGGTGCCGGTGGCGGACTATTCGGAGTATCAGGACCAGGCGATTGAGTTGGATATCTTGACGGGGAGGATCGACAAGCTGACGACGGCGCTGAAGGTGGTCGGGTTGTACGCGGGGGAGAGCAAGGCGGAGATATCGCAGCTGTTAACCGATACGGGTGCTGAGAACATGCTTATTCCGGTCGAGGGGTGGGGGTTGTTTATGGAGAGGGGCGGGTTGCAGAACGCGATCGTCTGGGCCCCGATGGAGCAGATCGCTAAGGTATTGATTCAGTTGTATGATGCACGGGATCGGGTGAAGCGGACGCTTTACGAGATCACGGGGATGGCGGACATCTTGCGGGGGGAGACGAACCCGACCGAGACGCTGGGGGCGCAGCAGTTGAAGGCGCAGTTTGCGACGCGACGGGTGAGCCGAGCGCAGAAGCAGGTTGCGCGGTTTGCGCGGGATTTGATGCGGCTGCGCGGTCAGGTGATGGCGCGGCATTTTTCGCCCGAGACCTTGGGGCAGATGAGCGGGTTGCCGGAGCAGTTGCCGGCGATGCCGGCGATGCCGCCGATGATGGTTCCGGCGCCGCCGCAGGCGCCATCGATGCAGCCTCCCGCCGTCCCCTCGGGAGGTATGCCGCCGGGAGTGCCCTCTCCGGGTGGCATTGCGCCGGGTAGCGGTGTGGCTGCTGGGGGTAGCCTACCGCCGCCTGTGCATCCGATGGTTGCGGGAGCAACGCCATGAGCGATACTGGCGTGATCTTGAATACGGCGGCCAATGCGTTCATAAAAATGCGCGCGAGGCGGAATGAAGATAGTCCAGTGAAAGTGTTGGCAGATATTTCATGCATGATGGAAGAAGGTGCCATACCTCGGGAACCACTTCCGAAAATAATGGATGTTTACCGGCGCGCATTTGAAATGGGACTAATACCCAGGGATGATTTTGAAAAGTCGCTTCGGGAAGCGATGGTACGGGATGGGACACTAGGGCCATGAGCGACATGCCTCCAGGCATGATGCCGCACCCGCCGATGGGCGGAAACGTGCTGCCGTTCCCTGGCGGCGGAATGATGCCGCCGCAACAGCCGCCGATGATGCTGAACCCTGCCTTCGCGCAGTGGATGCAGATGAAGCAGGCATGGGATGCGGAGACGGCGAGCCGGCAGCAAAAGTTCATGGCGGCGTGCGAGTTGCTGCGCGGGGACGCGGCGAAGGCCTACAAGATCGATATCGAGGCCGACAGCACGGTTGCGGCTGACGAGGAGGCGGAGAAGGCGGCGCGGACGGAGTTCCTGCGAGCAATCGTGCCGTTTATGGAAACGATGGTGCCGATCATGCAGCAGAACCCGGCGATGGCGCCGCTCGGTGCTGAGATGATCAAGTTTGCTTTTCACGCCTTCCCGTCGAGCAGGCAGCTTGAGGACGCGCTCGATAGCGCGCTCGAAAAGATGCAGCATATGCCGCCACCGCCGCCGCCGCAGAAGGGCAACACCAAGTCGCCGCAGGAGATTCAGGCTGAGACGCAGATCGAGGGCGCGAAGTTGCAGGCGACGCAGCAGCAGACGGCGGCTAAGGCGGCGTCTGACCAGCAAGCCAATGCGGCGAAGGTAATTTCGGCGCAGATTGAGGCGAGCGCTGACCAGCAGCGGACGACGGCGGAGAACCAGCTACGGATTGCCGAATTGTCGCTTCGGGGACGCGAGGTCGCCGGGCGCGAGGCACTGGATGCGGCGAGGCTGACGCATCTGGCGTCGCGGGATACGAAGGGGCTGGTGTGATGGATGATCTTCTTGGGTTTGGCTCGCAGGACACGTCTGACCCAATGTGGCAGCATTGGAGAAAGGTGTCTGAAGAAATCATTTCTGTTCGATCCCATAAAAAACTCGAGAAATATAATAAGTACAACCGTGATAAGTTAGCTGACGGACTGGCTGGTATTGCTATGAACGCTATGAGACGCACTGTCATTGATGAACTTGAGAAGAGTTTGTTAGCTATTGAAGAAGCGGACCCTCGTGAGTCACCTCTTATTTGGGCTATGTGCGCGGAGGGGTTGGTGTGAGCCTTACAGTGGGACCACGCAACGTCAACATGCATTTCTATCGGGCAACATGGTCTAACCGCCCTATGTGCGAGTTTCATCTTAAGGTGTTTGGGAAAGTTTATAACGCGGCGTGGGTTTTATGGCCGCTCAAGCGTTACCAAGCGTGGGACGAGGCTAAGTGGATGAAATGACCCGCCGCCGCTTCGTCATGCGCAACGGCGAGTTTGTCGAGCTTGATCTCAATGCCAAGCTGCCGCCGCGGGTCGCGCCGTACATTCAGAGCGATATCGCGCCCTATCCGTCTGTTATCACGCGCGAGATGATCACCAGCCGGTCGGAGCATCGCGAGCACTTGCGACGGCATGGCGCGGTCGAGGTCGGCAACGAGTACCCGAAGGGGATTGAGCGCGAGGTGCTACCGCCGGTGCGAGAGGATTTGCGGGCTGCGTTGGAGGCGTCGCCGGAAGCTCATGCTGAGGCGCAGGCGGCGAGCTCTGCGGCTAAGGACGTAGGGCCGGTTGGGAGGATTTTGCCGTGAGAGTCGTCGATATGAAAAGAACCAAGGCCGAGAAGACGGCTCGCGAGAAATCGTGGAAGGACGGGCCGGTAATGGGTGACGATGCCGATTATCATCACGGCCTGCACGTCAGCCTCGATCATGAGTCGATGAACAAGGTCGGCATGAGTGAGACGCCGAAGCCTGGTACCGAGTACCGGATCGAGGCGCATGGACGCGTCGTGTCGGCGTCGGATAGCTCGCGTGAGGGACAGAAATCGCCGGATCGCCGGGTTGAAATCCTGATTCACCGCCTGGGAGCGGAGCCGAAGGCGGCTTCGGATGACGGCAAGAGCGTCAAGGACGATGTGCGGGATGCGGCTGATCGGGCGGAGGACCGAGGCAACGGGTGAAATGGTGGCGCGGGTTACGGATGACGCCGTGTCGTTTTGCCCGCTGGTGGGTCTTCGGCGTGGTTGCCGATCTGTCTCGCCGGCTGAACTTATGGGCACGTCGGCACCGTGATGGCTGATTATCCCAGCGTCCGCGATAGTCTGCGACAATCGGCGGAGGCTGAAGATGCAAAGGTCAGCAAGACATCGGTTGGTTACGAGCATCCTGCAGCGAAGCCGCCGCAACACTGCGGGATTTGTACCCACTGGCAACCGCCGCGATCCTGTGAAGTCGTCAGCGGACAAATCCGACCGGAAGATTGGTGTGAACGATACAGGAAGGCTACCTGATGCCGCCCGATGAAGAAGAAGGCCAGGATTTACGTTCGGTCCTGTCGCGCGTGGTCGACGAGGCGGAGGCTGAACCGACCGCGACGGAAGCGCCGGCAAGGGAGCCTCCGGCTCGCGAAGCGCCGGAGCCAAGATCGACGGAGCCTGCCGGTGAACGCCAGCGCGGCCCTGACGGCAAGTTTCTGCCGAAGGAACCTGCTGAGGGCAGCGAAGCGGAGCCACCCGAGGCTGTCGAACCTGTCGCGGTGGTTGACCCTGAGCCAGAACCGGCGAAAACCGGCGAATTGGCGACCGATGTTCCGCAGCACTGGTCGCAGGCCGACAAGGATTTGATCGCCAGCCTGCCGAAAGACAGCCAGGCCAAGGTCGTCGAGCGCTACAAGGCGATCGAGGCCGGATTTACGCCGCGGTTGCAGAAAGCCGCTGAAATCGAGCGCAACTACGCCGGTGCAATCGAGCTATTCCAGCCATATGCCGCTGAATTGCAGCAGCAGGGCAAAACGCCGTCTGACATCATCCGCACCTGGGCAGCAGTCGAGCAAAATCTCGTCCAGGGGCGCCAAATCGCGGCGCAAGGCGGTCAAAACACGAAGGGCGCAGAGATTGTCGCTAACATCATTCGGTCATACGGGGTTGATCCCGGCGCAGTGGCGGCGTTTCTGAAGGGAGAAATGCCGCCTCCTCAAAACGGAAACGGTTATGGGGATCAGGGGAGCTATGTCCCGCCTGCGCTCTTTCAAAAGCTTGATACGATGGAGCAGCGGCTAGCAAACCGCGAGGCCGCAGATCGAAATCGTGAAGCCGCAGAGCGTGCTGCTCGCGAAAACTCGACGCAATCGCAAATCGAAGCATTCGCCAACGAGAAGGACGATACGGGGTCGCTAAAACACCCCTATTTTTCCGAGTTGGAACGTGATATGGCTGCCTTCGCCCAGATGGACATATCTCAGGGCAGGGTTCCGAGCATTCCTGATCTCTATGATCGGGCGGTTTACGCGAACCGGGAGACCCGCACTAAGGCGCTCGCAGCCAGCTCGGCCGAGTCAGCCCGAAAAGCGGCAGCCGAACGGAAAGCGCAATCAGAGCGAGCGGTCCGCGCCGCTTCCAGCATCGCCGGCTCCCCTGGGGCGGGCGGATCGCCGGCAGAGCGCACCGGACCACGATCTCTGAGAGACGAAATTGCGGCGGCAGCAGCAGACTTAGAGGCTGGCTGAGCCGTTCCGTTCAACCCGGCCGTCGTGAGACGCCCGTTTCCCCAGTGCGGCCTGCGGGCCGCCAGATGGAGCATAGGGAATGGCAAGCCCGAATACTAATTGGGGTGAGATCACCACCACCACCCTCTACAATCGGTCGCGCAAACTGGCCGATAACGTCACAAAAAACAATGCGCTGCTCCGCCGCCTTTCCGAACGCGGAAAGATCAAGGATTTCGACGGCGGCCAAGCGATCGTGCAAGAGCTGGAATACAGCGAGAACGGCACCTACAAGCGCTACAGCGGCTACGACATCCTGAACATCACGCCGTCCGACGTTTTCACGGCGGCGCAGTTCTCGATCGCGCAGGCCGCCGTCGCCGTCTCGATCTCCGGCCTCGAAATGCTGCAGAACAGCGGCAAGGAGAAGATGATCGATCTTCTCGACGCGCGGATCGGCAACGCCGAGCGGACTTTCGAGAATAACCTGTCGAGCGACTGCTATTCGGATGGCACGGCGGACGGTGGCAAGCAGATCGGCGGCTTGCAACTGATCGTCGCCGATGTCGGCACCTCCGGCACGGTCGGCGGCATCAGTCGGCAGACCTGGCCCTTCTGGCGCCCGAACAACCAATCGTTTGCGACCGCTGGCCTCGTGCCGAGCGCTGCGACGATGCAGACGATGATGAACCGCACCTGGCTCGCTCAGGCGCGCGGTCCCGATCGGCCCGACCTGATCATCGCCGATAACGTCTACTACCGCTACTACTGGGAAAGCCTCCAGGCGATCCAGCGCATCTCGCGCACCGATGACGGGATGGCCGGGTTCGGCAGCCTCATGTTCATGGACGCCGATGTCGTCTACGACGGCGGCTTTCAGGGCGTCGCGGCAGGCAACGGCTCGGCGATCAACGGCGCCGGCATCACATGGACTTCCGGCAGCGGCGCTCCGGCGAGCCACATGTATTTCCTCAACACCGACTACTTGTTCCTGCGCCCGCATCGGGATCGGAATATGACTCCCTTGGACCCAGATCGCTTTAGCGTCAACCAAGACGCGATGGTCAAGCTCGTTGGCTGGGCGGGAAATCTGACCTGTAGCAACAGTTTCCTGCAAGGCGTTTTGACTGCGTGACGCCTGCGGTCGCAATCAGGATGCAAAGGTAAGGAGCAAACACCATGACGTGGATTTTCCAGGAGAACCGCCTCGGCCTGCAGCCGATCGAGGTTACGAGCACGGTGCAGAACACGGACGAAGGCACTGTTGCTCGCGCTTATGATTCGAGCGGCGTTCAGGGCGGTGGCGAGTTCATCTACCTGAAGGGCGTCGATAGTACCGTCGTCGGGTCGCTGGTAACCTATAACATGGTTTCTCATGTGACGACGCTGTCAGCAAACACAGGCAACCAGAATTCCCCGGTTGCGGTCGCCATGTCGGCGAACGTGACGGGATCGTGGGGTTGGTATCAGATCGGCGGGGCTGCCGTCATCAAGAAGACAGCTGTGAAGGTCAGTCCCTCTGTTCCGCTGTATCAGAGCGGTACGACCGGACGCGTGATGTCTACGGCGGCATCTGGCAAGCAGCTTATGAATGCGCGCTCGGCGAATGTGGCGGGCGCCACGGTTGCGTCGGCGACGAGCACGATCACGGCGATCATCGACCGCCCATTTTTACAAGGTGCGGTTGTCTGATCCGTATCTCTTGCAATTATAGGTTACGGAAATGCCGAACGACAGCGATTTCTCCGGCGTTCATCCGCAGGCCATCGTGGAACCGTGGGTGACGCTTGGGCGCGGCGTTGTCGTGCATCCCTATGCGATTGTCGGGAGGGTGCCGGACACAAGCCCGGCGCTCGCCCGACAGCCCCAGTGGACCTATGAATTGCATATTGGCGCCGGCACAGTAATCGGGCCGCATGCGATCGTGTATAGCGGTGCGGTGATCGGCGAGAATTGCCTGATCGGTGACTTCGCCAGCGTGCGCGAGGGGAGCCGGCTCGGGGATCGCGTGGTTGTCGGGCGCTATGTCTCGATCAACTACGATTGCGAGATCGCCGATGACGTGCGGTTTCAGGACACGACGCACCTGACTGGCGGGGCGAGGGTCGGGCGAGGATGCTTCTTCGGGGTCGGGGTCGTTACGTCGAACGATCGCCGGGTTGACCTGCAAAACTATCATTATCCCGGCGCGCAACCGACTATATTTGGCGAGCGGGTGTTGGTCGGTTCCGGAGCGAACGTACTGGCCGGCGTGCAGGTTGGCGACGATGCCGTGGTCGCGGCGGGCGCGCTCGTGGTCAAGGACGTTCCTGCTGGCGTGACGGTCATGGGACCGATTGCGAGGGCGGCGTGATCGCTATCAGCCACCGAGGATATGATACGACGGTTGTCGCCTTTTCGGGCATGGCGCCGCAGAACCACATTTACGAGTGGACGACGGCATTCGAGGATTTCCCGGCGAATTTTATCGGCGTGCAGGACGAGCACCAATGCTGGTATCAGCGCACCGGCCTGAGTGTAGTGCGCAGTCTGCTACGGCAGAAAATGGCGGGAATGACGGTCTTTGTCGGCGGCTCTGCCGGGGGCTTCGCGGCTCTTTGGTTTGGCAAGATGATGAAGGCTGATCGGATTATCGTGTTTTGCCCACAATCAGCGTGCGGTAAGGCGAAGCGTGAGCTGGGGGACCATCGCTGGCCGGGGAAATGCGAACAGACGCCGGCAAGGGACATTGCGGGCACTTATCCGCAGGCGATGGTACATTACGCGGAGAACGATGATCTTGATGCGATGCACGCCGCTCGATTGGGGGCGGAGCGTCGCAAGTGGGCGCATGGCGGGCACGATTTGCCGCATCGGCTAAAGGAGAGCGGTGCATTGCGCGGCCTTCTTATGGACGCGATGGCATGAACGTCGTCTCGATATACGCTCCTCGTCCAGAGCACCCGCTCTATCAGGATTATACGCCGTTTCTCGACATCCTGCGCGAGTCGTGCAAGCGCTACGGCCATCGGCATATCGTCATCACCGACGATCTTCAGGTGGGGCAGTATCCCGAGGGCACGCTCGATTACAGCGGTGGTGATGCTTTCTTTGTGGAGGCACTGCCGCGCCCGCTGATGAAGGCGATCATTTTCGGGCAGCTGGCCTATCTCAATTCGTCGCTCGCCAAGGAAGATACGCTGTTCCTGGGCGCCGATTGCGTGCTGGCGCGCGATCCGGCCGAGGTGTTCAAGCGGGAATTCGACATCGCGTTTACGGTTGGGCCGTTTGCTGACTGCGTGCTGAACACCGGGGCGATCTTCATTCGCAGCGGCTTCGATGCAGCCTATATCTGGGTGCGAGCCTTCGCCAACATGGGCGAGGAATGGGGAGATGACCAGAAGGCGCTAGCTGCGGTAGTCAAACCCACATCAACGCCGAGCGTCGTTTGCAGCTATGGCAACGGGCCGGTCATCCGCTTCCTTCCGGTCGATCCGTACAATCTTGCGCCGGAGTATCCTGACGACGACTGCTCGCGCGGCTACGTCCTGCACTTTCGGGGCGAACGCAAGCAGTGGATGAAGGACTATAGCGCGAAGTGGCTCGGAATCGGCGAGCGGATCGAGTGGAATGTCGTTTCGAATTCGCCGAAGGACAAGATTTTCGAGAATGTGGCAATCAATAGCCGGCGGCAGATACCGTGGGCGAAGGAGATGCCTGCGCATGACGGGCACGCCGTCATTGTCGGGGGTGGGCCATCGGCTGCCGATTGCCTCAACGATTTGCGCCGCCGGGAGGCGCAGGGACAGGATTTATTTGCGCTGAACGGCGCGGCGCAATGGCTGGCGCAATACGGCTTAATTCCTAAATATCAGGTTTTGCTAGATTCTCGTCCGCAGAACCGGCGCTTTGTGCGGCCTATTTGTGCTGAAGCGTTCCTCGTCGCCTCCCAATGCGACCCGGCGATCTTCGATATCTTGAGCCGTGAAGACGTGACGCTGTTTCATCATGCCGAGGAAGGCATTGAGGGGCAGTTCGAGGGACATTCGATCCTCATCGGAGGCGGCATCACGGTCGGGTGAACGGCGCTGGCGCTGGCCTATGCGCTTGGCTATCGGCAGATGCACCTCTATGGCTACGACAGCAGTGACCGGGACGGCGAGAGCCACGCCTACGCGCAGGCCGAGGCTGGCGCGGAGAATGAGCGCCGCGAGGTCTGGTGCGGTCGCAAGAAGTTTGTCTGCTCGCCGGCTATGTACGCCCAGGCGCAAGCGTTCCCCGAGTTCGCCAAGCTGCTGGCCGATCACGGGGTCGTCATCACGGTTCATGGGTCAGGACTGTTGCCGGAAGTCGCGCGGCAAACCTTTGGCATGGCGCAAGCCGCCGCATAGGAGAAATCAAGATGGCTCTGAAATCAGAATTGATGGCAGCCGGTATGCCCGCCGGAGAAGCGCGACAACTCGGTCAAGATGCCGTGCAGACGGTTGTAGGAGCTGGCACAACGCAGGCCACCGGGACCGCATTGAGCGGCAATTTCACGATTGTCTCGACGGCGCCTGCAAGCTCTGGCGTGGTGCTGCGGTCGACCGGCAATCAGGGGCCGCAACTGATCTACAATGCCGGCGCGAATACGCTGAAACTCTATGGCAACGGTTCTGAGACGATCAACGGCATCGCGGGCGCGACCGGTGTTTCGTTACCGACGCTGAAGGCGGCAATTATTATCGGCGCCGGCACCGGCTCGATCGCGATCATCAGCGCCTAGGGAGCATCGAATGCAGTCGCAGTATACACGGTCATGGAGCGGCGGCGAAGAGGCGCCCGCTGGTAGCGTCCGTCCGCGCTTCTATCTTGAGCCGGTGGTTGATGAACTCGCTAGCGCAAGGGAGGGGCACGGCGTCTATCACGATGAGGAGCGCGTCGAGATTTTCCTGCCAGGCAATCCCTACACGATGCCTGTCCACAGGGTTACTGACGAGCACCGGCGGCGCTGGCCGCGTGAATATGAGCAGTTCCGGCAGGGGATCGATCAAACGGTCGATGGCATACCTCTTTCGGAATGGCCTGTTTTGCGCCCCGCCCATGTGATGGATTTGAAAGCCCTGGGGTTTCAGACGGTCGAGGAAGTTTCGTCGGCGTCAGATCAGACCTGTCAACGGTCAATGGGGTTGTTGCAATTGCGAGATAAGGCTCGCGCCTATCTCGACGATGCGGCGGCTATGGCACTAACAGAACGATTGAGTGCCGAAGGTGAAGCGCAGCGGTCTGAAATTGCATCACTGACGCGGCAGGTTCAGGAGCTGCAGACCCTCGTGACCAAGTTGCACGCCGAGAGCATGGCGGCGCGAAACGCGCACAGCCCGATCGCGACAACGATCCCAAGTGTTGCAGACCCCATGCAGCAAATCCTCTCGGCTCAGCAAGCGGGGATGGAACCGCGAGAGAACCCCCTCTCGTCGCTTGGGGCCTTTGTCGAAGAGAAGCGTCGCCCAGGTCGTCCACGGCGCACCCCGATTGAGGATGCTGCCTGATGGCGAAGTTGGAAGCGCGAACACCGATGCGGCGGGTTACGATTTCGGGGGGCAATTTCTCTGCGAAAATCGCGAAGCAGCCGCCAAAAGGTTCGTCGGTCGTCAAGGATCTCGGCCGGCGTCTTGATGCCAAAGCCAAGAGCCGGGGAAACTGATGGCGAAAGCTGTCTTCAACGAGTGGCCGCCCTCAAGGATGGGGCAGGCGGGGGCTGATTTGATCGCTCTGGGAGAAAAAGCGAGTCTGGAGTTCGACGCGAATGGTCTGCGTCGTTATGTGGCGAGGATCGCGAAGCAGCCTCTAAAGCCAGGGGCCGAAACGATCGGGATGGAAGGTAGCTGATGGCGAAGTTGACAACGAAGGGGCGAGCTAAGCTGCCGGCGGCTGAATTCGCTGGGCCGGATCGCAGTTACCCCGTGCCGGATCGTGCCCACGCAGCGAATGCCAAAGCGCGCGCCACACAGGCGGCAAATGCTGGCCGCATCTCTCGCGAGGTTGAGAAGCGCATCGACGCCAAAGCTGATCGCGTTCTCGGGCGGAAGAAATAGCCGAGATGCCGTCCAAGACACCCGCACAGGCACGACTCATGGCGGCTGCCGCGCACGATTCGAAGTTCGCGAAGAAAGTCGGCGTGCCTGTGGGGGTGGCTAAGGACTTCAATGCGGCCGATACCGGAACCGGCATCATCAAGCCGAAGCGCAAAGTCAGCACGTCTCTGAGATACCGGCGCGGCTAAAGCCATGAGTTTGTTGTCGATTTGCCAGAACGCAGCAAACTGCCTGGGCGTTACTGTGCCATTAACCATTATCGGGTCTTTTGATACGGCAGCTGTCAGACTATTACAGTTGGCTCGCCGCGAGGGCGCCAACCTCTCTACTCGTGCGAACTGGGTCGCGCTGGTGGTCGAGAATGTATTTGTGGCAAATGGGACGACATCGGACTTTTCGCTGCCGGCAGATTTCCGCTCGATGGTCAACGACACGCTATGGGATCGTTCGCGGCGCTGGCAAATGCGCGGGGCGATGACGCCGCAGCAGTGGCAACTCTACAAATCGAGCATCATCGGTCGGGCGACTATCGAGCGTCGGTGGCGCATTCGCGTATCGAGCGGTTCTCCGGCTGGCGCGCCGGCGACATTCGATATCGATCCGCCGGTAAACAACATTACTACAAGTCCGCTGCTCAACGAGGACGGGTCGCCAATCCTAAATGAGAATGGGCAACCGATCCTTGTGGAAAAGAACGTAGGGGGCGGCGTTTTTGTTTACGAGTATGTGTCAAAAAATTGGGTAATATCTACAACTGCGTCACAACTCGCTGGGGCAACACCGGATACCGGAGGTAGCGGATACGCTGTCGGAGATATAATAGTCCCGGATCATGGCACGGTGCCAATAGTACAGTCCCCTTTCTTGGTGGTCACTGGTATCGCAGACGCTACGATAGGGAGCATAGGGGATTTGGAGGTAACACAACCTGGACAATATAATGCTACGCCTAGTAATCCGGTCGGGCAATTCAGCACTACCGGGAGCGGCGTGGGGGCCGCATTCAATTTAACTTATTGTGGCCTAACGCAAAACGATTGGGTTGCCGACACCGATACGTCCTTGCTGGACGAAGACCTTATTGAACTTGGCGTTATCTGGCGCCTGGCTCGGCGACTGGGATTGTCTTATGATGAGGAACGCGCGGAGTACCTTAATCAGGTGGGGCAGGCGGTAGCGAGAGACGGCGGCACACAGACGCTTCATCTAGCGCCGGTTGACCGGCTAACGCTAGTCGGTCCGTATAACGTGCAAGAGGGGAGCTTCCCCGGAGCGTAAGATGGAAACTCTCGCATCAATCCTTTCCGGCGCTGGCGGCAATCCCTATCAGGGGAGCGGGGACGGTGGCGGGATATCGCCTTTGTTGAGCCAGATGCTTCTGGCGAGGCAGATGGGGTCTCCACAGCTTGGGCAGCCTCTCATGCAGCAGGGAATGATGCCTCCAGGTATTGGGCAGACACCGCAGCCGACGCCGCAGCAACAACCGACAATGGGGCAGCCGGCGTTGCCGCAGGGATTTGGTAGTCTCGGCGCGTTGCCGGCGCTTATCTCAGGCGCTTATTGATGAGCTTCCTGACCGACGCAAATCTGATGGTTGCGGGGATGCCGGTTGGTTTACAGCGGCTATTCTCGGCATTTATTGTGGCTGAGATCGCCGAGCAGGAAGGCCTTATGGCGGAGCTGACGACCATGCCGGCGCCTGATCCGATAGCCGCTGATCAGGTCGTCATGGCGGCGCTCCAAGCGGTTATCCTGGCATAGTTCGATGGCAATCCGTCCATCAGTTCTGTTTGGCGAAACTCCTGTGTCGAATTCGGCAGCAGCGCTCTATACGGTGCCCGCGAGCACGACGGCAGTGATCACGCGAGCAGTAGTTACCAATGTAACGGCATCGCCCGCGACGTTGACATTATGGCTTGTGCGAGCTGCCGGGTCGCGAGCTGATGGGAATATCATTGTTGGCGCCGCTGCGGCGGGGCAATCGATTGGTGCGGGGCCGGCGGAGCCAACTGTGTTGAACGCGTTAGCTGGTTTGGTGCTGAATGCGGGAGATGCCATTCATGGATTAAGCGCCACGGCGGCGGCGCTCAATATCGGTGCTAGCGGGTGGACTCATTAAGATGGTCTCGCTTCCTTATCTTTTGGTGAATGGCACGCTCGCCGACGCCGATCAGGTGATGGCGGATTTCAATGCGCTTAATCAGGGGATAGAGGGATTAGCGGAGAACATTACGCGAGCTGGCATTCCTGCTGTCACCGTCAAAGCTGCGTCATTTTTTACGACAGGTTATGCTACGATCGGGGATCGCGGCTCCGGCGGGCAGTATGTGCCGGGCGCGGCCACACCGGCATATCGCAAGCCGATCCAGGATTTTTCCGGCGCTTATTGGTATCTTGCCAATGGTCCGTTTATCTATACGAACGCTGGTCACTACGGATTGGTAGGAGACGGGGCGACTGATAACCACGCGGCTATCCAGGCCGCGATCGATCATACTGCGGCGCAGGGAGGTGGCGGGACAATAGTATTCCCGATCGGCGCATTCGTCATAAAGACCGGACTTACTGTATCGACTGGGATGCGTTTTGTGGGCGCGGGCAACGGTATCGGCCCCGGCGGGACCGTTGTTGGTGGTACACAGATTATATCTGACATTACCTTCAAAACAGGGGATATGATCACCTGCACTACAAATCAAGCAGTTGAATTTCATAGCATTGGATTTAACGGGTTGGGGGGTCCATTTGCCCGTACGGCTGGCGCCGCTATCAAGATATCAGGTGTTTTGAGTTCCGGCACGATTAACGTATCTTCAATCGTTCGGGACTGTGCATTCAGCAATCAATTTCAATGCATCCGTTTAGCCGAATGCGCTGTAAGCGTGATAGAGTGTAACACCTTTATTGAGTGGGGGCATTCGGCGGTCTATGCTGCTGATGATTATAGCATAGAGGCTAATGGCGGTCGGATAAGCAATAACTACTTCTTCGGACAGGTCGATGCTGCGACAACCGCATTAACGTGTATACTTTTAGAGTGCGGGTACACTACCATAACTAATAACTTGATACTCGGGTGCCAATTTGGCATAGCATATATTCCATCTCTCAGCAGCACGGACGCGGCGGCTATTCTCATCGCCAATAATTTTATTGAAGAGCAGGCGATAAAGGGTATTGTATTTATTGAGAACGTAAGTGTTACTGCCGAATTAACCGGTGTTGTAATAACCGGTAATGAATTTTCGAACTTTACTAATGTGAGTGCGTTTCAGTCACATATCTCAGTTCTCGCTGGGGCAGCGGTATGGATAGCCAATATTGTGATTTCACATAATACGTTCAGGAGTGGTCTGACGCATGCGGGGGGCGCATACATAAGCATTCAAAGCGGTGATAATGTTGTGATATCCGAAAATGTAATCAATATGAATAACCAGGACGGAGCAGGAGGGATTGTCAT